TGGTTCTCAAAGCTAGATAGCGTGCGTCAAGAAGCCTTAATAGACCTGTCATTTAATATTGGTCAGACCAAGTTACGCAAGTTTGTTAAAGCCTTGGGCCACATGGCTGACGGTAATTACACAAAGGCTGGCGATGAGTTCTACGACAGCAAATGGGCTACCCAAGTTGGAGACAGAGCCCTAGAGATATGCCAGATGATTAAGTCTGGTGAGTATCAGGAGAGATAGATGTCACAGTTTCCCACCGGTGAAATAACCCTAACCCCGTTTGGCGTTCCGTATGGCGGAAGAAGCAATTACAGAGATCGTTTTCAACCAACGAATAGCGTATCGCAATATCGGGGTCGAACTTCTAGCGGGAATAATCTGCGACCAAGCTTTAAAGTAGCAGACCTGTTCAAAGAGCTTGGGGGTGGGAACCTTCAAAGAAGTGACGGTGGATTTGGCGGCGGTCTTCAAGATCTTTTTGGTCGCATAGGTCAACAAACTGGGCAAATGCGAGATCAAGGCCCTCCTAATATATACGAAACTAATCAAGGCCCTGAAAGGTTTGAAAGGCGCGGGAATAATCCGCCTCAGATGCCGCAGGATCAAAAGTCTGGATTTGAAGGCCTTGACCAAGCTTATATAAATCGAAGTATGCAACAACAAATGCGGATAGGGAATAATCCGCCTCAAATGCAGCAAAGAGGGCAATTGCCACAAGAGCAGATCGGTTATTCACCGTATCCCATGCCTTCTCCAATGCCGTTTCCTTCCCCCGGAAGAAAGGGTCAAAGGAACATTCCTCAGCCCGGAGGTTACTACCCTCAGCCGCCTAGCTCTCCAAGTTATCCGGGAGGAGGTTTCCCCAGTCCCGGAAGAAAAGGAAACAGGTATGGCTATCAACGGCCAAGCTATCAACAACCAAGAATGCCATATGGTTATGGGCAGATGCAAAATAACTCATATCGATTTGGGAACTCTGGTATTCCTCAGAATATATATGGCTTTCAAAATCCTCATTACCAACCTTATCAGCCTCCTTCGTACTCCCCTACTCCTTACGACCCCGGCGGTCAACCCGGAGGCCCATCAGACGATGGTCGAGTGGATGACGGATATTATCAAAACCCACCTATGACTGGCGGGGGAGGAATGATTCGGACAAATGATTTCCAAGACAGTAATGGAAATGGTATAGACGACAGAGATGAAGGAGGCTTTGGGGGCGGAACGACTACCAACCCCGGCGGAAAGGGCGGTTCTATGAATAACTCAATACCCTTTGTCCCTCCCTATGTGACGGACAATGATTTCAACGAACAGCCGCTAGGTGGTGGGTATGCGGGAGGCTTCAATCAGCGACAACCAGTTATGGGCGGAGGCTTTGGAGGAGGCGGAGGAAAAGGCATGAACGGCGGAGGTCGAACTGCTTTCCCTCGCAGCGATGTACTTTCATCTTATATGAATCGATGAGAATAAAAGATGGCGCTAACCAAAATACAGTTTGCTCCGGGTATTAATAAGGAAGGAACTGAATATACAGCAGATTCTGGCTGGTTTGACTCTGACAAAGTTAGGTTTAGGAAAGGTCGGCCAGAAAAAATAGGAGGCTGGCGTAAGTTTACCGAGGATTTTTTCTTGGGAGTTTGTCGGTCAATACATGACTGGGCTTCTTTGGAGTCAATCAAGTACATAGGGCTCGGTACAAACCTTAAGTTCTATGTTGCAGAGGGGAGTGGATTTAACGACATTACCCCTATCAGAGAGACTACTTCGGCTGGCGATGTAACCTTTGCAGCGGTCGATGGGTCTTCTACTTTGACTGTTACAGACACGGCACACGGAGCCGTGGTTAATGATTTTGTAACATACTCAGACGCTGCAACATTAGGCGGCAACATAACAGCGCCAGTATTGAATCAAGAGTACCAAGTTGTCTCGGTGCCAACGACAAGCACTTACACAATAGTCGCTAAAGATTCTGACGGTAACGAAGTAACTGCAAACTCTAGTGATACTGGAAACGGCGGATCAAGCACAATTGGTGCTTACCAAATAAATACAGGCCTAAACACCTTTGTCAGCGGCACTGGCTGGGGCGCTAGCACTTGGGGATCTGGTACTTGGGGAAGCTCTAGCGCAGTATCTTCTGCTGGACAGCTTCGATTGTGGAGCCAAGATAACTTCGGTGAAGATTTATTGTTCAATATTAGAGGCGGTGGCATTTATTATTGGGACGAATCTAGTGGTACTGGAGCAAGAGGCGTAAATATAACCAGTCTTGGCGGGGCTTCTAACGCTCCAACAGTTGCTTTACAAATAATGGTATCTGATACAGACCAGCATGTAATAGCTTTTGGCACAAACCCTATCGGTTCATCTAATATAGATCCTTTGTTTGTAAGGTTTTCTGATCAAGAAAATGTTGCAGACTGGACTCCCACAGCAATTAACTCTGCTGGCGGTGTAAGAATTAACTCTGGATCGTTAATTGTTGGGGCTGTTCAAACAAGACAGGAAATACTTATATGGACTGATGTAAGTCTTCACTCCATGAGATTTATTGGCGCTCCGTTTATTTTTGAGTTTACTAGACTTAGTTCTGATGTATCGATGATATCCCCTAATGCGGCTGTGAATGCAAGAGGGTCTGTTTACTTCATGGACAGAAGAAACTTTTATGTTTACAACGGGGCTGTTCAGCCGCTGCCTTGCTCCGTTAAAGACTTTGTTTTTTCAAACCTAAATCAAGACCAATCTTATAAGATTTTTGCTGCTGAAAATAATGATTACAACGAAGTCACATGGTTTTATCCAGTAGGTAGTGCTGATACGGAAATAACGAATTACGTCACATATAATTATGAAGAAAATTTGTGGTCAGTTGGAACGCTATCAAGAGGAGCTTGGGTAGGAGGAACAACTAGGCAGTATCCATTAGCAACAACTGCAATTGAAGGGGGTAATAATTACCTTTACGAGCAAGAAGTTGGGTATGATGGAGACGGTGAGGCCATAACGGCATACATAGAGTCTGGGGATTTGGAAATGTCCGAAGGCGAATACTTTATGTTTATGAGCAGAATAATTCCTGACTTTACATTTAATGGTAATCAGTCAGATGCTGAAGCAAACATTATAATAAAAGGCAGTGACTTTCCTTTAGAGACGGCAACGACGTTGTCAACATCAGTTGTTACACCAACAAGCACTCAGTCTTTTGTTCGTAACAGAGCTAGACATTCTGTGGTTAGGGTTGAAAGTAACGGGTCTGGTTATGGATGGAGGCTTGGAGACTTAAGATTTGATCTGCAACCGGACGGTAGAAGATAATGGCATCTAGAAGAACGATACCACTACCAGTCCCTGCTTCTGAATATACTCAAGAAAACGAAGCTACCACAAGAAGAACGATTGAGTTTGCTTTTCAAACGCTGGAAAATGATATAGATCTTGCAAAGACTCAAGGCGATAAGACTGGATCTTTGGCAATGCGTCGGTTTCAGTTTTTGTTAATGGGTGCCTCATGACCGATATCATTAAGGTATTAGGTCAGGTTGCGCCAAGCGCAACAACAACGACCGACTTATATACAGCCCCAGACCTAACTCAAACCACGGTTAGCTCTCTGGTTGTTTGCAATCGCGGAGGATCTACTGGCACGTTTCGAGTGAGCGTGCATGTTGCGGATGCGTCGGCAGACAACAAGCAATTTTTATTTTACGACGAAGATCTAGCGGCAACCACGACTAGAACGGTGGTGATTGGTATGTGCCTAAACCAGACAGATGTAATAAAAGTTTATGCGAGTTCGGGAGACTTCGCGTTTAACCTCTTCGGAGTGGAGACTAGTTAATATGTATCAGAATCAACCGCCTTTACAAAACATGGCTAACAACATGGCGACATATGGTCGCTATGGTGACAGCATGCTTGTCCATATGAATCCTGCAGAAGTGCAAGGTATAGCTGCGTTGTCTCCGACCGGAAGCTTGACCACCAACCCAGTGACAGGTCAGCCTGAAGCATTCTTACCGTTCTTGGCCCCATTGTTAGGGAGTATGTTTGGCTCTTCCTTGCTTGCTGGATCAACATTGGGAGGCCTTATAGGCGGAGCAGGCTTAAGCTCTGCTGCGGCAGGGGCCATTGGTTCCGGATTGGCTACAACTCTAGCTACTGGCGATCTTAAGAAAGGATTGTTATCTGGGATTACAGGATTTGGATTAGGAAAAGCCTTAGGGGCTGCGGGTGATGCATTAAACCCAGAAATCGCCAATACCACAGCAGCCTTAGGAGATGCGTCAACGGCTGCTTCAGAGGCTGGAAAAAACCTAGCATTAACGGCAGCAGAAACTGCAGATCCAATAGCTAAAGCAATAGAGATGGGGGCAGCACCAGCAACAAATCCTGTGACCGGAGAGTTGGTAAACCAAGGATTTTCTCCAGCAGCAGTGACAGATCTCACTGGAGCTACCATGAATCCAGTCTTAAATCCATCGCAAATGGCTTTAGCAGATCCAATGCAAAAGCTGCTTGGCGCAGAAGGCGTTAGAAATGCGGCAAATGCAAACGTAGCAAACCTATCAGAACAATTAAGTTCTTTAAGGGGCGCTCAAACTGCAGGAGATAGACTTCTTGCACCATTCAAGCAGCCCGGAGCTTTTGGAAAAGCCTTAATTCAGCCCGCTAACTTAGCGGCAATTGGGACAGGCGAAGGCAAAATAGCCGAAATAGATGCTAGAGAGTTAGCAGAAAGAAACAACAGAAGGTTTGAAGAAGAAAAGCAAGCAGAATACGACAGAGCTGTTAGCAACATAGAGGGAGCCTTTGACCAACTAGAACAAGATTACAGCGGCTATACAATACCAAGGATGGGTGGAGGCGGAGTCACTTCAATAAATCCTCAGCATTACGCAGATAATATTAGAGGCTTGCAAGAGCTGGCAGGAGCCCCTGTGCAAATGTTCCCCGGCGGAGAAATTCCTATAGGCGGTCAAGGCGGCAGTGGTAACTACAACTTTGCTCCCACAGGACGAGCTGGATCAGGAGCAAGACAGTCCGGAATTAGAGGTACAGAGGTCATTAGTGCCGAAGAACTTCAAGGAACTAGACCCGGATTTCAGCCAGAAATAACTTATTTTAGGGCACCACAACCTGCTGGAGATGCCGGCTCTGGAACCGGAACAGGGACAGGGACAGGGTCTGGAACAGGAAGTCAATTCCCAATATATAATGTTGACTTGTCAGGAATAGATCTTTCCAACCTAGATCTTTCTGGAGCTGCTGGGATTGGTGGATTTAATATCCAAGATTATTTATCAACGCCAGAAGGAGACGCAACCGTAGGAACTATTGATGAAGTTCTTAACGTTCCAGAGGACACTAATACAGGCGGCGGTAGAGGATTTGGCCCTAGATCAGATCCTTCTGACCCTGTAATTAGCTCTCCTGATATCACATACGAAGACATTGTTGCTGAAACAACAAGAAGTACAGGCCCAATAGGCGGAAGAAGCTTTGATCCAGAAATTGGAAGTCCTTTTGGGCAAATGCCTCCTGAGCTTCAGGCTCCTTATGTGCCAATGCCTTCAACACCTCCTTTTGCAAGCAGCCCTGCAGTAGGAGCTGGCGGGATAATGAACGTTGGCAGAAGCTTTGAACCAGAGATTAGAGAGATGCCTATAGGCATGCAACTACCTCCAGCTTTAGAGGTTCCTCAATCTATTCAGCCACCACTAACACCTATAATGCAAACTGCTCCTAATCAGAGGATTTCTGATCCGCCCATGTCTGCTCCAGCACCCCAGCGCAAAGGGCCGAAGGGAAGAGGCGGCAGGAGAAGGATGAACTTAGGCGGGGAAACCGCTATGGACGAAACTTTAGAATCTAACGGACAATTGCTTATTGAGCGAGCAGTGCAAGCAATATCTGGTCAGTTAGATGAAGAGCAAGCAAGCGCAATTGTTGCAAGCTTTATTGATGAGTTTGGCCCAGAAGCTTTTCAGATGCTTAGAGAAAAAGTCCTAGAAGAAATTGTTCCGGGCTCTCAAAAAGAAGGAGAGATTAGGGGTGTAGGTGGCGGTATGGATGACATGATCCCCGGAATGATAGGGGACAGTCAGCCAGTGGCGGTTAGTCCCGGAGAATATATTGTTCCCGCTGATGTTGTTTCAGGCTTAGGTGACGGCAGCACAGATGCCGGTGTTGTTGAGCTTGATCAAATGCTTGATAGAGTTCGTCAAGAAAGAACAGGAACATTAAGACAACCAGCACCCATGAGGGTAGGAGGAGTATTGCCGGCATGATAAAGCCTATAGAGTTTTCGGGAGTAAAAAACATTAGAGATCTAGCTAGGGAACCTAAGGTAAAACCGAGAACAGAAAGAGGGGAGGCGAATCATACGATTGCACTTGTTCCGACTACTTATTTAGCCACCTTGTGGCCTGATGTAAGTGAGCAGTTGGGAAAAGCTATCGCCAGATCTAAAGGAAGATGGAGCATGGAGATGTTGTTTGCTTCAATATTAAATGGGCATCAACATCTTTGGGTTGCTTTTGATGAAAACAAAGAGATTAGCGGGGTAGGCACTACCGAGTTGGTGGATTATCCAAACAAAAGGATGTTAGCCATACAGTTTTTAGGCGGCGATAGATTTAATGAATGGGTCTGGGACATGCTTGATAGATTTCATGACTGGGCCAGAGATAATCAATGTGCGGGGATTGAAGCTACAGCAAGGATGGGATTTTGGCAGTGGCTAAAGCAGGATGGGTTTGATAGATCCTATGTTGTTTACGAAAAGAGGTTTGAAGAATGAGCAAAGGTAGCAAGGCTCCAAGCGGGCCGCAAGAAGTTGTTCAAACAACAAGTAACCTGCCGGAATATGCGCGTCCGTATTTTGAGGAGATGCTTGGCCGTACTATGTACGAGACTACTCGTCCATATGAAGCTTACCCCGGACAGAGAATTGCTGATTTTACTCCGTATGAGCAAATGGGCATGCGGGGCATGTACGATATGGCTGCGGCAGGTACTCCTCAGCAGTTAAATCAAGCGTCAGATATTGCATCTCAAATAGGTTATCAAGACTCAAACATGGGCTTAAATATTGCCCAAGGCTTTGACCCTCAACAAGTAACGTCTGACTATCAAGCAGGAACTTTTGACCCCGGATACGCTGCAGGAAGGCTTGGTCAAGGATATCGAGCTGGCCAAAGAAGCACAGGGTACAACCCGTCTGATTTTAGCTCTGGTTATGATGCGGGAACTCTCAACCAAGAATATTCTCCGGGTACTTTAAATAGTGGCCTTACAGCTACTGAAGTAACATCTGGCTATACAGGCACTTCTAGAACTCCGGGCACAATAACGATGCCCGGTCAAAATCAATACACCGGAACTACTTTTGATCCGGGATATGCGCCCGGAAGTTATACCTCAGGTGTTCTTAGTGATGTGGGACAGTCTCAGTATACTGCTGGGGATTTTGACCCCGGATATGAAGCTGGAGATATTAAGCAAGGTTATAAAGCAAGGGATCTAGAATCTGGATATCAAGCAGGAACCTTTGACCCCGGATATGTAGCCAGAGACTTAGGTCAAGACTACACTGCAAAAGAGCTTCAAAGCCAATATGCGGGAGATTTAAATACTGGCCCAGCTTTTGAAGCGGGCACGGTAGCTGACGCAGCTACGTTAGAAAAGTATATGAATCCGTATCAACAACTAGTTACGGATATTGAAAAGAGAGAAGCTCAAAAGCAATCTAACATTGCGGGCTCTCAAATATCTCAGCAAGCAGCAGCATCAGGCGGTCTTGGCGGTTATAGAGAAGCTATAATGCAGTCTGAAAGGGAAAAAAACCTCGGGCAACAGTTAGCAGACATTCAATCAAAAGGCGGTCAGGCTGCTTATCAACAAGCATTGCAAGCGTTTGAGGCGGATAGAGCTGCTAGGCTGCAAGAATCCGAGCTTGGTTTAACTACGGGTCAGGCTCAGCAACAAGCCAAGCAAGAAGCAGAAAGGCTTAGACAAAGCGCCTTTCAAACCTCTGAACAAGCTAGGCAAGAGCAGCAGAATATGGCAATTCGGTCTTTTGAGGCTGGAGAAACTGCTCGTCAAAGAGCTGCTGACTTAGGACTAAATGCTCAACAGCAAGAAGAAGCAGCTAAAAGGGCTCAAGAAGAGCTTATTCAATCAGCTTTTCAACAAACAGAATCTGGAAGAATCAGGCAGCAAGAGCTAGACGCTCAAGTGTATCAGACGGGTGAAGCTGCAAGACAAGAAGCTGCAAGGCTTGGTCTTTCTGCACAGGAGCAGGAAGAAGCTGCACGAAGAGCCCAAGAAGAGTTCAGACAATCTTCTGCAGGGCAGAGATTGCAACAAGAAAGTCAACAAGAAGACATAAATCTACGAGCATTCCAAGCTGGAGAGCAAGCGAAACAAGAAGCAGCTAGACTTGGTCTTTCTGCACAAGAACAAGAAGACGCTTCTAAAAGAGCCGTTGAGCAGTTTAGACAAAGCGCAGATTCTCAACGTTTAGAAGCTGAAGTTCAGCAAGAAAGAATAAATCAAGCAGCTTTTGATGCTGGCGAGCAAGCCAAGCAAGAGGCTGCTAGACTTGGTCTTACTGCAGCACAACAAAATCAAGCTGCCAAAGAGGCAGAAGAACGATACAAGCAATCTGCTTTTCAACAAACAGAACAGGCCAAGCAACAGCTTCAACAATTTAAAAATCAATCGTTTGAAATTCAAGAACGTGCAAGGCAAGAAGCAGCCCGGCTTGGTCTTAGCGCACAAGAGCAAACTGAAGCAGCTAAACGAGCCAAAGAAGAGTTCGAGCAAAATCAATTTAATCAAAATGAACAGCTTAGAATTGCTCAGCAGCAGGAAGAAAGAGCTGTTTATCAGGCTAGAGAATCTGCTAGGCAAGAGGCGGCCCGCCTTGGGCTTAACGCTCAGCAACAAGAAGATGCTGCTAGGCAGGCTGAAAATCAAATGCGAATGGAGGCTGAAAGATTTAACGTTGGATCTGCAGAGACTCAAGCTCGCTTAGGTTTAGCTGGATATGGCGCAGATCAAGCTACTAGAGATCAACAACTAGAAGCAGCCAGAATGCTTGGAGGATTTGGCCAGCAAGAGCAGCAAATGGCATACGAAAGATTGAGAAATCTACAAGCAGCCGGCCAGATACAAAGGGATATGTCTCAGAGAGGCATGGATATGGGTTATCAAGACTTCCTCAGGCAACAAGCATTCCCAAGAGAGCAGCTCAGCATGTTTAGCAACATACTTAGAGGCTTGCCAATGACCCCCGGATCGACACAATCTATATATGGGTCGGCACCTAGTCCTTATGGAGAGGCCTTAGGCGCAGGAATTGGCGGCGTAGGATTGTATAGAGCCTTGGCAGGGGGCGGTTAATGAACATATTTGAACAAGAAGATTTAATCAAAGGATTACCAGACCAAGCTTTGATGCAAGAAGCCCAACGTCCGAGCGGACAGTTGCCGCAGTACCTCGTTGTTTCTGAAATACAAAGAAGACAAGACATGAGGAAAAGGTTTTCCAAACTGGAAGATCAACCTGCACAAGGCACTGTAAAAGAGCAGATACTTAGGGGTGGAATTGCAGACATAGGTCAGCAGCTTTCCGGTCAACCGCCTCAGCAGGGGCCGGGAATGCCTCCTCCTCAGGGAGGAATGCCTCCTCAAGGGCCGATGCCGCAACAGATGGGGATGCCTCCTCAGTCTCCAATGGGGATGCCACAACAACCTCCGATGCCTATGCCTCAGCAAATGCCTATGCCTCCTCAACCTCCGATGGGAATGCCTCCTCAAGGGATGGCGGCTGGCGGGGTTATTCGTATGTATGCTGGTCAACAGACATCTCCTACTGTTGGGGATTTAGAGCTTACGGCCAATCAATTAGAAAATCTTGCGGCCCCAATCTCAACAGCCGAGCTAGCAAGAAGCCATCCTTTGTATGGTAACTCTGCAATTACACAGGCTTTATATCCAGAGCAAGAAGAAAGTTCTGGAATGACTATGGCCGAGATATCTGCTGCTAACGCTGCTGGAAAACCGCACCCAATATACGGGGACTCAGCGATTTCTCAACTCTTTAACAAGGCTGGCCAAGCAGCCACAGTTTTCCCCACAACAGAAGACTTGCTGGCTATGGCCGAAGAACAATCTGGGGAAAACAAAGCTCAACAAGAGTATTTTGCCGGGCAAGAGGCGCTGGAACTTGATCGTTCTCCTTTGCCTTTTAAGTCTGGTCTTCTTCTTGACAGGGATGCTATTTTTGCTAACAGAGATCAGCAAAGAGAAGGTCTATTGAAATTGGCAACTCCTAATAATAACCAAGCAATAGTAACTGATGCTGGGAAAGCAGGTAGCAGTACGGAAGCAACGGAATTAGATGAAGAACTTATTAAGGCGGGTGTAAGTGAAAGAGGCGCTAATCAAAAAGTTGATGAAGATTTAGGCAAAGGTAAAAGCGATTCTCTTGTAAATTATGAATCTTTGATTAAACAACTTAGCGGTCAAGATGTTATTGGCGCGGTTAATTTGCCTGATTACAGCGGAGCTTTAAAGACTTTAGGTGAATCAAAAGGAGTATCTGATGCGCTTAAAACAAATACGTCCGGGTTTGCAGATTTAATTAAACAGTTTGAAAAACCTTCGACGGACTTTACTTCACTAAAGCCTGACTACTCAAGGCTTATAACTGAAGCAGAACGTCGAGCTGCCAAAATAAAAGAAGATGCGAAGAGAGATGCTGGCGCTTATGCTTTGATGGAGCTAGGAGCAGGACTTGCAGAAGGTAGTGTTTCTTCAGGATTAAGAGGAGCTAGCAGAGTCAGTTCTGAGATAATGAAACAAGCAAGATCTGAAGCTTCTGCTGAAAGTCAATTGGCTAGAAGAATGGAAATGGCTGGTAAAGAAGCTCAAATGAATTTAGCTTTGAAAGGACAAGAAGTTGCTTTAGCTGATTATGACAGGAAGGTTGGCTTGGCAGCTAGGGACTACGGAGATCAAAGAGCAAGAGAGTTCCAAGCCGCAGGTATGGATGCTGATGCTGCCGTAGCTAAAGCCGGTATTGAAATGAAGGCGGCTGATGCTTTGTATGCCAAGGATAAAGACCGAAGAGATTCGGCAATGGATGCAATCGTTAAGCAAGCTACTATTTTGAGATATCAGGATTTAGAAAAACAAAGTGGTCGAGCTTTAGATAGGCAAATAATTCAAATGGTTCAAGAGCCTATTCGAACAGCCATTGATAACTGGAAATTTGATCATCCAAACGCAACACCTCAGCAAATAGGAGAAGCGGTTCAAGCTATTGCGGGAAGATTTTTGACTCTTGACGTTGCGGGAGGGCAAGAGCTTCTTACAGGTTCAATGCCGGGTCAAGCTGGTTTAGGCGCAGTATCATTTGATAGTCTAGTAAATGGAACTCGTTAATCAATGGATGTAATTCTCCCAAATGGCCGTTTGATCACAGGCGTTCCTGACAACGTAACTCAAAAAGAACTAGCCGAGATAGCCATAAATGGGAACATAGCTAGCTTTGAGGACTTTGGGGATCTTTTTGCTGATCAAACTGACCAACCTGAAGGCGTTGACTATTACGCAGGCGTTCCTTTAGAGGTAGGTAAAGGTGTTGTCAGGGGCTTTGGATCTGGCTTGCTATCTGCCGGCGCTGGTTTAGCAGAGCTTGCCGATGTGGGCACGGATTTCATAGGCCTCGAAGACTTAATAGATAGCGGCAACGAGAACGAAATAATTCGTCTGGCCAACGAAGGCAAGCAAGCTATTAATGAAAGTCTTGGTGTTGGTGACGCATACAAAGATAACTACCTAGTAAAACTTGGCGAAGGCCTTGGATCTATTGGCTCATTCTTTGTTCCCGGTGGAGCCTTTGGCTTGGGAGCTAAAGCTCTTGGCGGAGCAGCAAGGGCTCAAAGGATAGCGACCACTGCCGGTGCCACTACTGCCGGTGTAGGCACGGGTGCTTCTGAGCAAGCTGATAGGATAGCCGCTGCCAGAGCTAGAGGAAAGGACGTATCCGCTGATCAAGAAGATCTGGCCATAGCTCTTGGAGGATTGGTTGGTGCAACGGAAGCTGTTGCTCCTCTTGAAGTTTTAAAAAAAATTAGAAGATTTAGAAACCCCCAGAAGAATGAACAAGCATTCAATGCTGTGGCTAGCGCATTGAGAACTGGGGTTATAGAAGGAACCCAAGAGGTGGCTGCTAGTTTGATGCAGAATGCCATCGAGGACGGAGTCTATTCTGACAACGTTAACTATACTGAATCTTTGTGGGATGACTTTACTGTAGGCGCAGGTGCAGGTGCGCTATTAGATGCTATGACTAACGGCGTTAACCGCCGTAGATCAAGAGCTGTTCTTGAAGCTGAAAGAGAACGAGAGCAAGTCTTTCGAGACGAAGAAGCCGCTGCTTCTCAAGAGCTTTATGACAGGGCCGAACAAGCTAAACGGCTAGCAGAAGAAGACGCTGCAAAAGCATCCACTCCGCTAATGAGCGGCATGGAAACGTTTGATCAAGATCAAGTTCAATTCGATTCTACACAGCCTTACTCGGGCAGAAAAACAAACATGGTTAATAGGGCTGCAGATTATGCTAGCCAGTTAGCAAGAGCCGCTATTCAAAAAAGTGGAGTTTTTCCTGAGTCAGGTAAGTTTAATATTGTTGAAGAGAAACTTCCTGACGGCTCAGTATTTAAGGTTGTTCATTCCGAAACAGGTCAACAGTTTGGTCAGCCAGAACAAGAAAGAGAATCTGCTATTCATTTGATGGCAAATCTTAATCAAGAGCTGATTAATAGAAAGGTTAACGGAGCCGTAATAGACTCTTTAGATCTTGCCCCGCAGGCGTATACACCTGAGCAAGCAGAAAGCTTGTATGTTATTGGTCAAAGATTAAATAGACCCAAGCGTTTTACTATTACTTCTGGAGTGCTTAACGAAGCAGCCGGGACAACTCAGTCTCCAAAGGCTCCGTATCAAGAAGATAAGACAATAGATCAGCTCCATGTTCTTCAGTATGGAGTCCCGCCATACACAGACAGAGGTAAAAAACTTTACCGAGACCTGTCGAATCTGACTGCAGCTCAAGAATTAAACCTTGAAAGAAGAAAGCAAGGCCTTCCCGAAGTCCAAGAGTTTACCTTAGAAGAAGCCAAACAAGTATTGGGCGACAAATATTCAAAAGTTTTTGATGTTCTTGTAGGTGTCAACTCTCCTGTATCAGATACCACTCCTCCGGTAGGTTCAAGGGTAATAGTTAAAGAAACTATAACGGATGGCGACAAAACCAAGGGAGTTCAAAAAGTTATTGGAGTAGAGGAAAGGTATGCCGTAGTAAAAGAAAGAGAAGTACGCGGTAAAAAAATGACTTACCTAGAGTACGAAGCCACGGGCGCTTATACCAAAGAACCGATAACTATTCTTTCCATAGATGGTAAGGATGTAAAGCAAGGATCTATAGAGCTTGAATCAGTAGATCAAACTACAGAGAACTTTGGTTCTGTTGGGGCTCGGCTAGCTAAAAGCAGGCAAGAGTATCAGGATCAGAAGAGGACGCTTGAAGAAGTCTCTGCTGTCTTGAAGGAAAAGAATATAACTTCGGATGTTGATAGCCCCGAGGTTAAGTACTTGTTTGAGAAGATTGTAAACGAAACCGATGTTGGCAGCATGAGTCCTTCTCAAAGAATGCACCTTGTGCAAGAGGTAAGGAAGCTTCCTATTGTCTCTGAGCCTGCATTGCTTCCTGACTTCAGGCCAAAAACTTATACGAGCAATCAATACAATGCAGCTGTTCAGTACGTTACTGAGACTGGTGATGGCACTGTTGAAAACATTGAAAGCCAGCTTGGCGACATTGGTTCAACTAAGCGTGTGAGAAAAGTTGCTTCTGATTTACAAAAGGCAATGAAGAACGCTGGCTTGATCAATGACAAAGACGAAGTTGCTACTCGCACAGCATTGCCACCTCCAGAACAATACCAGCCAGAGATTAAGCCATACAAGGAAACAGTCTCAGAGGATGCTGCTCAATTAGAAAAGCTTCTCAATGAAGACTTAAGGGGCATGGGCTTAGATGACATCCGAGTTAGGGTTCTTGACGAGTTAAAAATCGGCCCTGTTACTAGAGAAGGCGAGGTAATCCTTACCGGAAAACCAGAAGAAAGAGCTGATCCAAATGTTGAAGGCTACTATAAGCCAAGGGCAAACACTGTTTTTCTTGCTCTCGATAGAATTAAACAAACAGCTAGAGATCAAACGCCAGAGTCCAGAAGAGAAGCATTAGCTGACATCTTAAACCATGAGGTTGTTCATGGCGTTAGGAACTTAGACTTGTGGACAGATAAAGAATGGCGCTTGCTAGAAAATTTAGCAAGAAAAAAAGCTGTTCCGGGAACTGGAAACGTTACGTTCTTCAATGATGTTCAATCAAGATATGAAAACTTATCTGCTGTTGGTCAGATGGAAGAAGCTGTTGCTGAACTTATTAGGTATGCGCGAAAAGATAAGAAGTTTGTTACTGGGAAGCCTAAGACTTTAGTCGATAGGATGTATAACTTCTTTGAGAAAACAGGTAACGCTCTTAACGGAACCGGATTCCAAAGCTTCGATGATGTTTTGTCTAGGCTTGAGAAGGGGGAAGTTGGTTCAAGAGAAAGAGATCAAATAAGAACGCTTAAGTCTACAGAGAAAAAGTTAGGCGCTGTTCCCGAAAGGGGTATAGGCCTGTACCGCGATGTTAGAAATCTTACTCCGCAAACTGGAGAGGAAGAGATAGCTGCTTCAAGGCAAAGAGATAGAGCAGCAGAGCAAGGCTTTGACACTGAGACTCCTTATTATCATGGCACTGTAGCAGGGAATATTAAAAAATTCAGAAGCGACCTTTCCAACGTCGCCGCTAGCATGGGAGGCACTAATAATTTAATAGCTGGTCATTTTACTCCAAACGTAGATTTTGCAAATCGATTTTCAAGGAGCGATGAATACGGGAGTACGTTTCTAAAATCAGATGAAAGTCCCGCTGTCTATCCCGTTTACCTGAGGAAAGGAAAATCTTTTGACGCAGGAAAAATTTCTAGAGAACGAGACCCCGAAGACGAGCTTCAGGTTTTGCAAGATGAGATAGACAATCTCTCCAATCCTTATTACGAGGAATATGCAAGCAACCAAATGGCTAAAATGTCTTATGATCCTGATGATGTTGCTGTTAAAAAATCTATCATGGAAGCTAGAAGAGATCAGCTTTCATCTATAGTAGAAGATATTTTTGCAAACCCAAGAGAAGTTGCTTTTGCAGAGCTAGAACAGTTGGCTCCATTTATTCGCAGCGCAGGATACGATTCCTACGTTGACTATGAATACGGACTAAACGAAGAATTTTCCAACGAGTCTGCTGATGGTGACACTCTTGGGCCTCTTGGTTCTACTGGAATTGCAGTCTTTAAACCCTCAGATATTAAGGGTGTCTACGCTCAGTATGATCCATCAGGAGTTCCTCAAGGTTACGAATACGAAGACGACATCTTATTCTCAAAGAAGAAAGATACTAAGAGAACTAAGACTGGACGGTATGTTGGCGCACCCAAAGAACTTAATACGCCCCAAAAGTTAGGAGCCCTCAGAAGATCTATAAAAGGCTTGGCAGAAGAGGGAGAAGGTGGCCGGTTCTGGTATGAGCAAAGTGGAAAAGCTTTGCTAAACATCACAGGTGGAGACAGGAAAGAGGCAGAAAAGCTTGCTCTAGCCATAGCAATTACATCTCCACAAACCCCTGTACCAAGCAACTTTAATTATGCCGTTCAAGCTTATTATCAGTATCGTGCAGGTCAGCCGATCAAGACGGGCATGTATCCCGGTTGGATGAGCAAGGCGTTAGAGAATGTATTTGCTGGCGGGGAATGGGAAGGTAGGAAGACAAACAACTTCTACAAAAACGTCATGCGAGAGATTGATGCCAGTATCGATCAAGGCGTAACTACAGATATATGGATGATGAGAGCCTTTGGTTATATGGGCGACTCACCAACAGATGCTCAATATACCTTCGTTGAGAATGAAGTAAAAAGGCTGGCTAATGAATTGGGCTGGGAACCTCAACAGGTTCAGGCTGCAGTATGGGTTGCTATGAAAGCGCGTACTGAAAACAAGATGGTCAAGGCCAAGACGGAAAAGATATCTCAACGAAAGGGGTACATGAAGTATGAGGTAGATCCAAAGACCAAGAAGAAAACAAGGGTTCTTTTAGATCCAGAAAAGCATAGACAGACATGGCTCAACGAGGCCATGAAGTATGATCCGACAGGCGCAGAAAAGGATCAAGCTAAGTTTGATTACAGCGATGCTGCTAGGAATAACCTTGCACAGGTAAGCTGGGAAAGCATTCCGGGAGCTACATCTGGCCACCTAAGGGAGATGTTTGATGCCCAATATCCAGAGCTACAAGAATATCATGTGCAAATATCGAAGGCATTCCTTAATGAAGACGGCAATGATATTGCTGCTCTTGAGCTTGGGGTTCTTTCTCCGGGAGATTTTGAAGCTCCGGGATATTTTGAGGACAGGGTTTCTCCGGGTACTCAAACGCAAGTAGTCTCTCCTAAAAAATATAAAGTTAATGCGCCTGCTTTTGAGATAGAACCTTCGTCAGAAGACTTAATAAAAGCTTACGCTGCGGTTCGTGGCGTGCTTATGAAACAGGATGGCGTTGGATATCATCGACCATTTTACGATAAAGGTTTAAGGAAAGGTGATCTTAACGGTATTGAGATAGATATTGGCAGGCCGTTTACTGAAGAAGAGACTGCAAATCTTGCTGAGATAATGAAAGAATATTCTGGTCACGGAGAGTACAACCCCATAGGGTCAGACTCAGGAGCTAGGCTAATAAACTTTGATTACTTAGAAGTCGATAACAATGACTTTAACAACATGGTTATCAAAGCATTAACCAACATGGAGTTTGCTAACGGAGAGTCAGCCACAGCGGGAAGGTTCGCCGCTCAAGCTGGATACTTAGGTAACGATTGGAAGGTAAATAAAAATGGCGAAAGTTATATCGAAAGTCTTGGAGAAATCTCACCCGATTTACAGCGAAGGGTTGAAGATATCATCCGTAGGTTACAGCCCAGAATTGATGCAGTCGATAAAGACTTTTCAGAAAGGTACGGCTGGACAGAAAACCAAGAGATCAATGAAAGATACAAGCCAAAAGAAAACGCAGTAAAGCCAGATGAGAGTATGCAGCAGGATGAGGTTGTTGAATCTCGTCGTCGTACAGCATCTGAAGTTGCTGCTGCCTTCGGAGAAAGAAGCCCTCCGGGAACTATTATGCACTCTGTGGATAACTCTCCAGAGGTGCAAGAAGCACTTATTGACCAAGAAATACTTGGCGAACCTTTTAGTCTTCAAACAAAAGGCTACTCTTTCGGTGACAAATTTATCTATCAGGTTGCTGACAAGCTCGTTGGGCTTAAAGATGCCGAAGCAAAGATAAACAAATACAGACAGAGCTTAGGTTTGAAACCTCTTAGTGCAAAAGAGTCTGCATATATCGGAGAAGAATCTATTGCCGGCATTCTTGGAAACAAGATGCGTAATTTTCAAGAAGAAAAAAAGAAACCTTTAGCAAAGAAAATTGCTGACTCAGGATACAGTCTGGATGAAGTTGATGAGTTTCTTATTCTTCGCCATGCCATAGAGCGCAATCAAAAAATTGCAGCCCGTGACAATCAAAGAGATGTCGAGATCAATCCCGGATCTGGAAAGCTTAAGACAGGTCAAACCCTTACTAACAGTTTTGTTAAACGCAAAATGAAAGAGCGTTATGACATGGACTGGGATGATGCTACTGGAACTTGGACTGGAGGTAACGCTAGAGCTAAACGCCTTATGGATGTTGCGGCAGATGTCGATGCCATAGTGAATGACACAATAGGATTCACAGTCGAAGGAGGCTTGTTAGATAAAGATTCTGCTGAAGCAATCAGAACGGCTTACAAATATTATGCCCCCTTGAGAGGCAAAGACATTGAAGATGATTACGCTGAAACTGCAATTATAGGAAGCAGTATAAGCACTAAGGGCAAAGAATTTCTCAGGGCGATGGGGAGAGAGTCAGCGGCTCAATCCCCCTTGGGACATGTCTTATTAAATGCTGAACGCGCAATGGCTAGAGGAGTAAAGAATAAGCAGTTTGGTGAGCGCCTAGTCGATTTGATACGCAACAATCCTGACGAAGATTTTTGGAGGGTTATCTCTCCAGAAGACCCAAGGTACATGCGAGCCTTTGAAAAGAAATTTACTTATGTTGGCAATGATAGAGACTTACAAGGTCAGGCATTCAACGAAATACCAAAGGGCGCAGACAAGAAAGATTACATACAAAAGATTGTGCTTAAGCGAGACAACCTTGGCCCCGGATTTGATCAAGATCTTATTGGCATTAAGCTAGATGGTAAGCAAGTTTACGTCGAGCTTGCAGATAAAAGATTAAGAGATGCCATACTTGGTATGGATGGCGGGACTGCAGACAATATTATCCGCAAGTTTGGTGTTGTTAATCGATTCCTTTCTATGGTTAACACCTCGCTCAACCCTGAATTTGTTATTGGCAACTTCTCCCGCGATGTTCAGACAGCAGTGTTCAATATCCTTGGCGAGCAAGACATGTCAATGGGTAAGGCTAAAGATCAAAAGCTTGTAGCTAAAGTTTTGAAAGATGTGATCCCGTCTATGGGTACTTTTTACAAAGGATCAAGAAGGTACTCCACCAAAGACGGCACGTTTAAAGGTAATCTTTTTGGGATGAGTCCTAAAGATCAGGCTGACTTCAAAGAGTTTATGGAAGCTGGTGCTAAGGCAGATTGGTTTCACTCTAGAAGTCCAGAGGATCAATTCAAAACAGTTCAGTCAATGATTGAAATGGCTAACGGAACGTTTAAAGGAAACTTCCAAAGAAGATTTCAAAATGTAATGCAGTTTGTTGAAGACTCTAATGCTGCTGTTGAGAATGCTGTTCGACTGTCTACGTTTAAAGCCTCAAGAGATGAGCTGCTTAACGCAGGAGTTCCTAGATCTGAGGCTGTTGCTCAGGCAGCTTCTCTTGCTAAGAACTTAACGATTAACTTTAACCGGAAAGGTAACGCTGGAGACTTGGTCAACGCTATATATTTATTCTTCAATGCTAGCGTTCAAGGCACTGCAAATTTTGCAAGAGGGTTGTTCGGGCCTAATATGAATCCGTTTAGTCCTGAGGCTAGCCGAGTTAAACAAGGTGCTGTTACATCCTTGATTATGTTTGGTGCTCTGTCTGCATTAAGAGCAGAAGAAGAAAGCGAAGAGAACCCAGAGACCGGAAGGTCTTATTACTCAGAGATTCCAAACTATATCAAAGAAAGAAACATCGTTGTTATGGCCGAAGATGGCAAGGATTATTACACTATACCGCTGCCGTATGGGTACAACGTTTTCCATGTTCTTGGGCAGAATGTTTTCGAGATGAGCAACGGTCACATGTCACCAATGAAGGCAACGTCAAATATAACCAGCGCCTTCTTGGGTTCATTTTCTCCGGTAGAATTTTCATCTCCTGCGCCAACAATTACGCAGCCATTTGTAGAAATAGCTAAGAATGAAAACTTCTTTGGCTCTCCTATATATCGAGAAAATTTTCCGACAGGGACTCAGATTCCAGAATCCCAACTGTCTATGTCATCAACAAAACCGGTGTTTAAATGGATGGCTAAATTTGCAAACTCGTTAATAGACGGCAATGAACAAGAGTCTGGGACGTTAGATATTTCTCCTGATGTACTAGAGCATCTGGCTGAGTTTATGTTTGGCGGCGCTGGAAAGTTTGGCATGAGAAGCTTTGACGCTATAGAAAAATGGCAGAAAGGAGAGGACTTAAAAGTTAGAGAGATACCTTTCCTTCGCAGAATCAAAGGCGAGACTGACGGTAACATAAGCATGGCAGATTTCTACGAGAGAAAGGTTAGGCTTGAACAAAAAGAAGCTAGACTTGAGGCGTTAAGAGGATCAGAAAGATTAGCGTACAGAAGGAGCAACGCTGATTACTTGAGGACGCTAAGAGATCTTGAGATCGCAGAAAAACAATTAAGATCTTTAAGGCAACAACGTAATAAACTAAAAGAATTGGCAGCTAGATCTCCAGCAAACGCACTAAAGTATGGCAAGGCTGAAGAAGAAATTTACGATAAGATGAACTCGATATACAACAGGTTTAACAAAGCTTATGACTACAAGGTGGGCAGGACTAAGTAATAGTTATTAGTCCTTCAGTAATCAATTGTCCCCACGTTCTTTCTAAGCCCCTCATCTGACAGCGAAGTAGCTCTTCTTTGTTTATGTTTGTTACATGCATCCTGCCATCGATAAGATCATGACAACTTGAGCAAGCATACACTGCAAGATAATCTGGCGACTTAATGGACATTCCTTTTGCCATGCTTGGCAAGTGAGCTAAGACAGTAGTCTCTGTGTTGTTGTTGCAGTAAGGGTAAATCTGCAGGCTACACATCTTGCCTCGCGCTGATTTCCTTATCTTTGAAGTCTTCAATCTTTACCTCGCTCTTCCTCTACCATATCAACAATCTTGGCAAAGCTCTCGTTGATACCTCTAAGCTCAGTGTAGATCCGGTCAAGCATGTTGATTGCTTCATCCACTTCATATTGGTCAATAATGACCATTGTCTTCTTGTCCATCAATCATCCTTTTCCGCAAGAATATTACACAGCAAATACTAAACACATAGCAAGCTACTGCGTATTCAACTCCAAAAGTTTTAGCTACCCACCACGCTGTTCCAAACAATACGAACCCTGCTGTGTCCATGTCGTTTACCCATTAGCAGTTCGATACTCATAATCTTTAGGCGTTAATTCTGGGAGATTAGTTGCTGATCTATCCTCGGATGGTTGCTGCCTTGTCCTAAAGAATCCATTGTACTCTGGATACATGTTCATAAATCTTCTGGAATAAAAAGCTCTGTAGTTATTGTTAAGCTTGAAGCTGTTCGTTCCGTCTCCACCTGAGTCAATCTCCCACCGTATCCTTTCAAACACAGCATTGACTGAATAATTCTTGTACCCTCTATGAATCATTTCAAATGTAAACCCACAAAACAAGCGCCAGACTTCAGGATGCTGCCTATGAAAAGCAGCAACCTGATCCCGCATCTCCTCTTTTCTGGTTTCCATTACGCTATTATTGCGCCGAAAATTAAACCTAAACAGAATGCAGCAACCATTGCCCATCCTGTCCACTCTACTTTGTTTAGTTTATCTTTCATCGTCATCCCCTTTTGGTTCTGGAACTGCAAACCCTAGTTCTGCAGCCGTGATAATTAATGTGTCGATAAGCTCTGCGTACTTGGCTCTATTAGCTTGGCTAGATCTTTTCAACGGTCTGCGTTTGAATCCAAACCTAGTGTTTACTTCTTCTGAACCGTAGGCTCGGCATAACATTTCTTCATGCATCTCGTCGTGAGTCATGCCACAGAACTTACCAAACTCAGTGACCCACTTGTGGTAATAGTTTTCCTGCTGACGAGTGCGCTTCTTCTTAGTCTTATCGACAATAATTTTCACGCCCAGATCAGCATTCTTTACCAAATGCGTAACCTCATCCATCCTTGTGTCATCGATCTTTGCCAGCAATCTCATAAGATCCATGACTTCATCGTGACTTAGAGGATGTATGTGGTACTCAATCATAACCAGTCGTCATCCGATGTAGCGGGACGAGGTGTTGATCTCTGAGAAGGGTCTTTTCGTGGCCCAGAATAAACCTCATGCTTGCAGTATAGATAAGGTGTTCCATCGTTTTTGCTTTTACCTTTCCACCCGCTAACATCGACTTGTAAAATGGGTTGTCGATTTTGCTCGCGAGCCTGTTCGTGAATAGTGATCAAGGCTTGCAACTGATCTTGAGTGATCATCAACTTGCCGACAAAGTCTGGATGATTGTCTGCATTCTTCCGTGAGTTGTTGTTCAGGTAGAATGCTTCGCCCTTCGCTACGTTACTATTGCTCATTTTCCTTCCTCTGTTGTTTGAACTTCTGATCGTCGCGCTTTGAACTTCGCAACATAATCTTCGTAGATCTCTGGATGAGATGCCTTGATACCGTCCAAGACCTTTTTGTTTTCGGTGTGCAAAGACTTGAGTCCTGCAACGGTTCTAGTTTCATTGGCAAAACCAATCGTGAGATTGATGTATTCCTGAGCATCCTTCTCAGACATAGCCCCTTCCATAGCTTGCTCAACAGCTTCATCAAGCGTCTCAGTCTTGACGTTCTTAGCCTGATCTATGGCTTCCTTCATAGCCTTACTCTTGGCTGGATCGGGATCTGCGTTGCTGTCTGGCGGCAAGTCTTCTCCTGCGTAGATGTAATGACCAAGCCCAAACATTGCCATGCACTTCACTAGGCACCTCATCTTTGAGTCACCAATGTCTCTTGCGCTAGGATTTGAGACCGCCGCATTCTTGAACCCAGACATGACAGGCAACCACATCGTTCTCTCTAGCTCACCAATACTTATTGTGCAGTGAACAGTTACGGTGCCATCTCCGTGTATCTCGTTGTCTAGAAAGCGATAGGTAGCCTCTGGATATTCCTCCATGATGGCAGACCATGCCCAAGTCCAGCTCAGATAGCTAAGCCCATTCTTTTTTTGAATGTTGCTGGAACAGTTGACTGCTCTCAAATTCTCCCAGACTTCTTTATAAGTCGGCATAAATACCCCTTAGGTTAATGGGTTTTTTGAAAAGCCACGGAAATCATTGCGCCATTGCTTGGCATAAATACCATGCCGTTCGTATATAGCGTTCTCAACAATTTCCATCAGCTCTACAGGTTCTAGTTTTGCAAACATGCTCACTGGGAGAGAGACCGTTGGTCTTTCAGCGAACCCATGTTGCCATGTAAATCCTATTTGATCTCCAGCGATAGATGCTTTCAGCATAGGTATCTTTGTTAGCTGCCAAAGACCTATCATCTTCCTGTAAAAATCGTCATCAGTTATCATGCAATCCTCTTCACTACAACGAAGGTATCTTTGTGAGTTGGCTTAGGCATCTTCAATGTATCAAGCTTCATGATTGCATTAACCACAACAGGGATTCCTGCAGTCTTCGTAATAAACTTCATCCGAGGATATTGACTTTTCCATTTGTAAAATACGGGCCTGTCGCTGCCGCGAATTAACATCATGTGATTGACCTGTAGTTTGCCTAGACCTTTGAGTAGCCTTTGTCTCTGACTCTCTAGCTCCTTGGTATATACTCCTTCAATCTCTTCTTTCGGCTCGTACAATTGCTCTTCAAGCTGCATCCTTCCAAGCTCACGATGAGCATCGACATCCTCTTGAGTTGAGATTGAGCCTTTACTTTTGATTTGCTTTTTCACGTTTACTTTCCTTCCATTGTTCGCACCACTCGTTCACTCGACACCAGTTTTGCAAACAGCGGGTGCTTTCGCCGGTTCGCTTATCAACAAAGTGCCCAGTACCAAGGGATTCTGCATGAGCAACTGCATCGTCTTCGACGGTGTGCAGCTTGATTGCTCTGACTCTCCCTTTCTTTTGAACCGCGAAGACTGTTGGCTTATCCCACCGCTCATGAGCGTCACACTTGGGAAGTTCGCCTCCTGTTGCGAATTCAAAATCTGCTTCTTGATGCAGGGCAACTCGCTCTTGAACGTAATTGTCCTGATCTGATTCTGACCACATGGGTATCGTGATCATTTGGATTGGTGAGTCTGGATAGTTTCCACCCTCTTGAGCTTTGCGCCGAGACCAATCACGAAGGATTGCAATAATCCTTAACTGTTTGACAGGTAATTGTTTAGCGTGACGTACCATCCAAGCGTAACAGTTTAACTGCTTGTGCCACTCCTGTTTGTCGTTGATCACTGACCAAACGCTTGTGACTTTGTAATCGCTAACGATTACTCCATCGTGCGTCAGGTGTTGCAGATCAATCGCCCCGCTAATCTTCCAGCCGTTTACTTCTGCGAATAACCTTTCTTCCGAGATACAGTCTGCGCCATGCACAGCGGCCTCGAACATTTGATGAACTGAGGTGCCGAATCGTGACCAAAGAAAGTCAACAGCATCCTGCTCAATCTCATCGTCATGTTGACGTTGTAACTGGCTTACTCTTGGGCTGTCAATTAGCTGAGTGACTGACAGCAAACTGTCTCCCTTAGTGTAGTCACTAAAGGTCAGAGCGTTAAAGACAACCTCTGGCAGATTATGCTGGTTCGTTATTTTCATTTGGCAACCTGTAAATTCTTATCCCATTACCCTTATCGGCTTCTCTTCTTTTCCTGACCGTGAATCTCTTATCCGGATTATCTAACTGGACTCGATGCACCCTTTGCCTGAGCGTGCTAATCTTTCGGATGAGATGATCCTCATCATCGGTCTTAATGAAAAAGCTTTCTTCAGGTTCTAGATTCATGATTGCGTCTAAAATTTTTGGCTCTAACTTCTCGCTCTTGCGAACCTCTGGCAACGGTACTCGCTCGATCAATATATCTTCGCTGTCTTTCGTCATAATAACTAATTCCTTTCTCTTCTTTGTCAATCAACCATTGACTTATTTTGCTCATCATGTATTGTCCTGTCACTCAAGGACAATCGAATATAAGGTATTTTCTGTAGTATGACAAGTATTTTTTTTATCATCAATGGAGAGCCGGCGAGCAAAGCAAACAGTCGCAGACTAGTAACCATCAAGGGCAGGCCGGCCTTTATAAAGAGTGCAAAGGCGTTGGCTTATGTGAAAAGTTTTGAAGAACAATGCCCACAGATGGGCAACTCAATGTTAGAGGGTGACCTTGAGGCAACAATTAAAATTTATTACTCCTCGCGGAGACCAGATCTTGACGAGAGCGTCATTTTGGATTGCATGCAAGGGTTTATTTACAAGAACGACAGACAGGTTAGACGGAAGGTGATCGAATGGGGATTGGACAAAGAGAATCCAAGGGCAGAAATACTCGTTACTTCAATCGATCAATCGAGGGACGAATCTTGAACCGAGCGATACTAGATTTGTTTGCCAGAGATGAAGACAAGCGTATAGATGCGGTAGAGTTTTTTGCCAACGAAAATCATAACGAGTTGGTAGAGAAGTTCGGGATAGATGCTGATGAGATTAAGCGAATGGTATTCTCAGCAATCAAGCATGAAGGGATTAGGAGGGAGAAGATGGCAAGAAATATTATCAGACACTTAGTAGGTTACTAAGACTAAGTAGTCTACTTATTTTTTTAAGTTAGTAGGTTTCTTAGCTAAGTAGCCTACTAAGTGTGTGGCCCCTTCGGGGATTTTAAGAAGCTAACATGGGAAGGTAAGTGTATGCAACAAGAAGTTTTAGATAATTTTTTAAAGACAATAACCCAAGAGGGCAGATATATTTGCCCCGTCTGCACACCAAGCAGGAAAAAATCTAACCAGAGCGAGAGAACTCTCAGCGTGTCATTCAAGGATGATGGCGTGGTGTTTCTCTGCCATCACTGCGAGATATCTGGTAAGCGGGGGGAATCTAAACCAATGTACATTGATCGGCCAAAAAAGGTGACGGCCATCAGTGTACCTAAAGAAAGTGATGACGGTATCATCGGTCAGTATCTAGGAGGAAGAGGTATTGATTACGAAAAAATTAAGGACAGGTTTAAGATCGTCACAGGTAAGCGTTATTTCAATGCTAAGGGCGAGTTGGATGCAGGGGAAGTACCCGCCATAGGGTTTGTTTATGGCGAGCGAGAGGCTGTTAAATGGAGGCCTCTGAACGACAAGAGGTTTACTCAAGATGGAGCGGCAAGAACTTTCTGGGGCGTAGAGTTAGCCAAGAAGTTGGAGCCTAAAACGGTGGTTGTTTGTGAAGGCGAGATAGACTGTTTATCTGTGGCTTCCTCTGTTATTGACGAGCAAATAGGTATACTAAGCGTACCGAATGGTGCTCCGCAGCGGGTCGCCAATCGAAGAATCGATCCCACGGAAGACAATAAATTTAATTACGTCTGGGAAGCTAAGTCAGTCATGAAGTCTGCCGACAAGATTATATTGGCAACTGATAATGATGAGGCGGGAGAAGCGTTAAAAGAGGAGTTGGCAAGAAGAATAGGTAGGGCAAAGTGTTATCAGGTTACTTACCCCGAGGGCTCGAAGGACATGAACGATGTCCTCCAAAAGCATGGGTCGGAAAAAATCGTAGAGATTGTCCTCGACGCAGAGCCCATGCCACTGGAAGGGGTATATACCGTCGATGATTACAAGAGCGAGGTCAATCATCTGTATACGAACGGTGTCATTGGCGGGCTATCAACAGGAATACCTATCGTGGATGAGTTGTTCACGGTGGTACAGGGTCAACTGTCTGTGATTACTGGGGTTCCGGGGTCAGGTAAGTCAGAGTTTATTGACCAGATAATGGTTAACTTAGCTAGACAATATGATTGGAAGTTTGCAGTTGCCAGCTTTGAAAATCCACCGCCTTTGCACATAGCTAAGCTTGCAGAAAAGATTATTGGCAAACCTTTTTTTGATGGGCCAAACGGTCGGATGAGCAAGGAGGAAGCTGACAATGCCTTACAGTACATACACAACCACTGGATGTTTCTTGAGCAGAGGTCAGGTGATTTAGTTACTATTGACTCAGTCTTGGATCGAGCACAACAAGCCGTCATGAGAATGGGCGTGAGAGGATTGGTCATTGACCCGTACAATTACATCGCACAGCAGACATCCTCAGACAATGAGCACCAAAGTATTAATGATCTGCTAACAAGATTGGTAGCCTTCGCCAGAGCAAACGATGTTCATATCTGGTTCATCGCTCACCCCAGCAAGATGCCAACGGATTCTTCAGGATCAACTGCTGTGCCAAAGGGAATGAATATCTCTGGTAGCGCCAGCTTCTTTGCCAAGGCTGACCTCGGTATCACGGTTCATCAGAACAAGGATCGGGACGTTGAAATTCATTGTTGGAAGGTAAGGTTCAAATGGATAGGTAAGGTTGGCAAGGTCAAGCTGGCATATGATGTGCCAACAGGCAGGTACTCCGAGCCAGTTTATCAACCATTGTCTATACCGGCATCGTTACAGCCATCAAAAAGCTGGCATGAAAAAGATGACGACTGGATCTGATTTAAAAATAAACGATATCGGTAGCCCGCTCCTTCACAAGCATCACAAGGTGGACGTAGAGGATGCGGGCAACGGTTTCGCTAGGTCGAAAGTAAGGGATCAATTATTTATTGACCACTTATTAATTAAAGATTTGATTAATGTTGACGAGCATCTTGAAGCTGAAAGAGTTATTGGCTTGGCGGTGGGGGCTCAAGTCTATTTAAAAAGTCCTTCCATGAATCAAAGCAGCTTCGGCAGTGGGAAGCCTGACATGATGTCGAGCGGCCTAATGCGCTACTCTCGCTACATGAGATGGGTAATTGATAATTGGGGACTAGAAGGCGAGCAAGTAATAACCCTTCATGTAATCGATGACGTTCACACCAACGACTTCGCCCAGATCAGCCTGTTAAGAAAAGTTTTAAGCAGAAATTAATTTACCCAACTGCTGTGTTTTTCTGCCCAGAAAAATGAACCCCTAAAAAAACCCCTCAGCCCTTTGTTAATAAGGGTTAAATACAAAAACCATTTAAGTCTAGCAAAACCTCCGCCTACTGCTGTGTTTTGTGCGCCTGTTGTAACGTTGTTACCAGCCTCGCTACCAATAGCAACGTTATGTTCTCCTGCGGTAACACAAATTCTGATTAAAATCTAGACCCTTAAATACAGGGTTTTAAGGAACAAAAATATGACCCCTAATTTCCTTGGGAAAGTTAGCTATTGAGCAGGCAATAAAAAACCCCTACTCCTTTCGAAGCAGGGGTTCTTTGGTGCGGGAAGGTAAGAGTGTGTGGTCTCTTGATTCAGAATATCTCATAGTCTGAGTCAACATGCAAGAGTGCGGCTGTGCCTGACCGTTGGTCATGAAGGGTGCCAGCTAACAGTCAGGCTTTCCAGTGCGCCGCCCACCGGCTAGGAGTGCTGGCCCTTATAACTTAACACAAGCCGGCTTAAGAGATGTTTAAAGTGCTCATTGTTTATCTTCGCAGTTTGGATTGGTTTGCCAATAGTCTGGCCAGTGACCCGCGCATACCATCTCTCGATACTCTTTCTCCATTGCCAGCTCATGCTGGTAATCTTGCTCAGACACCCAGAGAAATACGGCGATCACCGCAACAATTACAAAGCCAGTTAAAACTTTACGTTCCTCTTCGAACATACATCCCCCTTATGTTTTTATCCTGATACCGATATCGATAAGCATAAGCTCTGCTTCTTTTTCGTGCGTATCATCCGCATACCGATATCCATATGTTACGTCTCGTTCTCTGAGAATCTTAGCCAGTTCTTCTGTCATGTTGATAAACGTCACGCTTCTGAAATATGTCTCTGCTAAATTCTCGGGCGTGAGACCTTCTCTGGCAGCATAGACCTCGTCCCATGAGACAGAGGTTCCATCCTTATCGTTATGAACCTCGGATAATTCCGTTGTTCTCTCGACTGTATCTATTAGGCAGTCAATAATCTTTAACAAACTCATTTCATTCTCCTCGGGGGCCGAAGCCCCCACTTAATTTAGATCTTAATGATCTCGCCAAACTGCTCGCAACCATCAAACTGCGGATCAGTGAAATTAGTCAACCAGAATACTGGGTAGTCTGGGACTGAAAACTTCTCACCGTAGTGGGCGTTAGGCCCAACGTCAGCCAGTCCATCAGTGAAGTAGACCAGAGCATTGGGGTTCACATCGTTGTATTCACACCAGTTGAATGGTGGATTGAACGCAGTGCCGCCGCCGCCGTGCATCTTTAGGACGATGTCATCGCCCCGTTCGAACTCGTCAACGTGGTTGATTGTGAAGTCGCAATAGATCACATACACCTTAGTCGGCTTGATGTCAGCCACGATGTCATCGATGTGATGACTGATGACCGATAGATCGTGATCATCCAGTGAGCAAGAGGTGTCAACTGCGACAACCAGTTCGCCCGTTGGCTCGGTTATATTCGACGGCAACCTCAGCCCCCGAGACAGTAGCCTCCGGTTAGGTTTGGCGTAGGTCTGATCAATGACCACGCTATCGCGCAGAGCATCTCTCAGAATCTCATTCCAAGGTTGAGAGTCGCCCTTCAGCGAATCGATCATGTCCCGAGCTTGACCAAGTGAACCCTGACCAGCTTTGCGCTCAGCCTGAGCGGCTTGATTGACTGCTGCCGCAACAGACCGTTGCTCCTCAGCTTTGCCAGACTCGTCGAGCAGCTCGCCATCGTCATCAACCCCGTCCCTAACCTCACCCCAAGGCACGCCAGAGTCAGATTGTGAGGGTGCTCCAGAGTCAGATTGTGAGCTGTCGTCATTACCATCTTGGCCAGATGAAGAGTCAGATGAAGAGTCAGATGAAGGGTCAGCCCCGTCAGCACCCTTACCACCCTCTCCGTCCTCCTCCTGCTGAGGCTTGCTGATGTCAGAGTAGATCCGCTCAGCTGCCCAGTCTCGATATTTAGGATTGAACAGTCCGTCATCTGGAAGGGTGAACCCAGCCTTGATCAGACCCTCATTAATGGCGTAGTCACAGGCTTGATTCCACAGCTTGTGATCACGACCATCTTTCCTCAAATGGTGCCCGTATCCAATGTGAGCGCATTCATGAGCGAGCACACCGGCAACCTCAGGCACGGTCAGGCTATCTACCCAAACAGGGTTGAAGAAAATACTCTTTCCATCAGTGGCCATAGTCGGCGTGTTGGCAGCATCCTCGACAAGCTGCAATCGATAGAGTAAGCAGGCGTAGAAGGGGTGATCTGCAATCATGCGCTGTCGCGCCTTAGCTATTTGCACGTTCATAGATATCTCCTAGTCAAAAAATCCAGTCAGTTTGGAAGCGATGTCACGGGCAGTGTCTGCCGCATTTTTGCGTTCAGCAGGGTCATCGCGCAGCTTCTGGGGATCAAGGTCTCTGAGTCTTAAGATCAGATCATTCGATACCGCCGTCAATGCGGGGTCACCTGTCAGGTTGATGTTGGGCAGAGTCTCGGCCAACTCCTCAATAGCAGTGACAGTTGAGTCGCTGAACTTGGAGGCTCGTTGTTGACCCTCACCCTTGGTGCCGTGTCGATCAAGCCCATCGATAAAGCTGTTGAGCACCTTACTCACACGCTCATGGACAGACTTCATGCCGGCCTCGATGCGGTCGTTGACATCACGCTCAATCTCAGCGCGTATGGCCTTGACCCGATCATTGGGTAGGTTGACGCGAATGTCATCACCGCTGGGTAGCTGGCGTAGCAAGTAGTTGATTGAGTACTTGCCGACAATCGCCTCGACCTCAGGGTAATCAGAGGCGTTGAACGCAGACCCGAGCCTGAGCTGGTCATCTTTGACAATGTCCGGCCATTCTCGTCGCAGTTCAATCTTCAGCTCGTCAAGCTTGTCAGCCTTGGCGCGAAGGTCACGCTCGAAATTGTCGAGATTGTCGACAGTGATCAGGTGGACGCCATCCTCCCAAGGCACACACCATTTGCGGATGATCGAGTTGCCGACTTGGCCGATTAGCTTATTGAGTTCCTTAACCACGGCAACCTTGGCGAGCCGCTTGCTGACGCGGATGAATCCATCGTCAGCATTCTTATCTACAGTGACCTCGTCGCTGATACGCTTATCGGTGACTGTGTTATTCCACTTAGTGCAAGTAACCTTGACCAGTAACGCGTTGTTTTGAATCTTATCCATGTTGGCTCTCCTAGATTGCGACACGTTGAGTGTCAATTTTGAATTGAACGTAGGCCTCTGAGGCCTTCAGGTCTTTGTCACGATTGGTGGCGATGAGGAAAAACACCGCGAGCAGCTCCTCATCAATGCGCCTCAAATAGCTGACAGCGTTATCGATGTTTCGATTGTCGCAACGCTGAGCCAGTATCGTGGCGATGGCGTACTTCGTCGCCAGCTCTCGGTCATCAGGCACACTGACTGAATGAGGATCTCGCAGGATATGGCCGGCATCTGGAAGGTTGCGGACAATCTGCAAGAATCCAACAAACTCAGCGGCAGCGCCTTTACCCACTGCACCTTCAATGGCTGCGTGTTCTAAGGACTTAGGCAGTCCGGCTTGCAGAACGGCAGAGACAGACTCCCAACCGCGAGGTGTAGCAGCGGCAGTAAAACCCTTGGGTATGCCGCCCTCTGGGTATTCATGGAGCAGTCCAGCCTGATCGATTGAACCGTCACCCTTGAGTACTGGCTTGCCACGATTAGCGATGAAGGCGATCACCTCAGGCGCGTACCCAGCCGATCCTGCAAAGTTGACCCACTCGTCAACGTCAGGCACCACGTTGAGCTGCACACTGAATCGGGTCATGAGAGCAGCGTCCTGTCGGCCATGAACGCCGGCACCATCGCATGATCGATTAGACGCGGCGATGATTCTCCAACCCTCGGGCAAGACGTAGTCGCCAAGCTGCCTGTCATTGATTAGCTGGTATAAGGATGATTGTACTGACACAGACCCAAGCAGCAGCTCGTCAGTAAACAGGATGCCGTGCTCTCCGTCACGGTCAACACGCGGCAACCAGTCGGGCAAAGCAAACGCAGTGCGCCCATCGACAAGGTCAGGGATGCCTCTGGTATCGACGGCATCAAGCTGGGACGCTCGAACATCGATGAGACCCCACTGCTTGCCAGTCTGCTCAGAGAGGGACGCGACGATTGATTGCACAATGGATGATTTGCCCACACCGAATGCACCCCAGAGAAAAACGGGGCGTACCTTGTGAGGAATAAGCGACTCCACGATAGTGGCCGCTTGGTTGAGTGACACTGTCGCAATGTTTGAATATTGCATGGTTTATTACTCCTAGTAATTGTGGCGGATTCCACAGACCCCGAAGGGTTTCGGCTGATATCCAATCAGCAGCTCGTCAGTGTGGGCGATGCTCTCGGCGCTTTAGTTCAGAGAAGCAATAAAGGATTTCATCCTGATACTGTCCGGCCTTGGGGTTATCAGGCATTGCAGCTAGAGCCTGACGGCAGTCTTCGATGACGTACCGTAATGAATGAGTGCTGCGCTTCTTGCAGTCTCTGATGTAGTCGCTGTGCCAGTTGCTATAGTCCATCTTGATTCTCCTCAGTGTAGATTTTTGATTAGGTATTGGATGCGGCGGGCTTCTTGCCAGAGTAACGCGCACTCATTGGATGTGTAGCGGGTTTGACCCGATAACTCTAACGCGACAATCTTCGGCGTTATTTCGTTTAGTTGATGGTTAAGTTCTGTCTTGTTCATGGTGTTACTCCTTTATGTTTCGGCCTGCTGGGCCTCGTCAGTGCATCAGCATCAGATGCAGACATAAATGAGCATTGAGTGACCGCCGCCCCGCCGACATTATCCTGTGCCGTTCAGTTCCCCTCAGCTCCGGTCTTACCGTCGACCACCTGCAGTACAGTGGCTCACTTCACTGGGGTAGGGCTCTCGCCCCGCAGGATTTAGCGGTATCGCTGGGCTCCTCGTCGCCGGTGTCGCTGTTCGATTCTGGATACAACTGAAACGAAACTGAACAATAAACTAATGACAAGTGACATGCAACACCTATTGAATGATTAATGACAACTAGCCACGAATATATTGAGGAGCAGGGATTTATTAGGGGTGGGGGGTAGGCTGCCAATAGCAGTGTTATTAAAACCAGTGGTACACAGAACACAGCAGTCGGGGGCATTATCCGGATTTAGCCCCAGCCACTTGAGTTGTTTTTTTTGCATAAGTAGAAGCAAGACTTTAGGTGTGTCATAAGTCATTGATATATAAGGTATCTTCTCTGTAGGACGTTTTCTGTCATTACTTGACCAATGGCTAGGGGTAATCCTAAAACGCCTCAGAGGGGCTCAGAATGCGTCTAATCGCTGTCAAGTATTTTGTGATAAATATTTAAATCGCAAGGCACAAAGCATGTCGAATGTCAACGTTGACAGGTCATAGCTTTGTGTGCAGGGGGTTTGCCGTTCGATAGAATCCGGCAATCAATCACTGAAGGATGAATAGACATGGCCGCTAAAGACATGACTCCCAAACAACTGCATTTCTGTCGATGCGTAGCGTCAGGTATGACCCAAGCAGACGCATACAGGGAGGCATACGAGCCCAGTGACTCAACTACGGCTGCGAGCATCCACACGCTAGCGTCAAGGCTAATGGGTCAGGTTGAGATTAGGTCAAGGGTGGATACGCTAATCGCTGCTAGAGAGCGTGCTGTTGCAGCTTCTGCCCTCTCTGACAGAGAGAAGGTTCTAAGCAAGCTGCGCGGCTGGATGGATTCCGCAGAGCCGACTGACTCAACCAAGCTGAGAGCGGCTGAGCTGCTCGGTAAAGCTGCTGGCCTGTTCACTACCGAGGTCAACGTGACCACCAAAGAGCGGGATGCATCGGAGGTGGCTGCTGAGTTGGAGCAGAGACTGGCAGGCCTGAGCTGGGAGGGTGTCGATGCTACTCATGGGCCCGATGCCGGCGACGACATCCACTGAGCCCACGCACTCGCATTGCGTTGACGCATGCATAGGCGCATTTGCCCACGCACGCACCTTCCCCGCCATGACCCCCAACCCCCCCTGAGCGCACGGCGTGCATACACATACATATACATAGTAATACGCTCAAATAATTACCCTTTTTTCTGTCAGAAAACATGTCACATGTAATTTGTCACCCCTTTTGTTTTCAACTTTTGCATTGGGAGTCCCATGCCCTAAAAAAATTTTGCAAATTTTTGGCTTACTTATTTGACTTATCTGTCAAGGGGGGGCAATATGCTATAATCAAAGTGACAACTGCGTACTAAGTAGTCTACTAAGTCAAAGTAGGCTATGTCGTTTCCCTTGAAGGGAACGACAGTAAGTAGGCAATATCTTAGAAGTCTGCTTTTAAGTAGCCTGCTAAGACTAAGTAGACTACTAAGACTAAGTAGAGGGCTAAGTTTTAAGTATGGCTATAGAAGATCGAATAGATCCTAATCTTTTAAAAAACATTGATAAGCTACCAGTTAAGGATCAAGAAGAAATTCTTATTCTTTTGGAAGAGCTAGAAGATGCTGAAAAAAAAGAAAAGGCTAGGAATACCTTCATAGGGTTTGTCAATAAGGTTTGGCCGGCTTTTATTGAAGGGCGGCATCATAAGATCATGGCCAATGCTTTTGAACGTGTTGCCAAAGGAGAACTTAAAAGACTTATTGTTAATATGCCGCCAAGGCATACCAAGTCTGAGTTTGCATCGTTCTTATTGCCCGCATGGTTTTTGGGCAACTATCCTGAAAAGAAAATAATTCAAACCGCTCACACCGCAGAATTATCTGTTGGTTTTGGGCGTAAAGTTAGAAACCTTGTAGACAGTGATGACTATAAGTCTATATTTCCGAATGTGCTGTTGAGGTCTGACTCCAAGGCCGCTGGTCGATGGAGTACCAACAAAGGTGGCGAATACTTCGCTATTGGTGTTGGAGGTGCAGTTACAGGTAAAGGCGCGGATCTTCTTGTTATCGACGACCCTCATAGTGAGCAAGAAGGTCAAAGCTCTGACCCTTCCGTCTTTGACCGTGTATATGACTGGTATACCTCTGGGCCTCGACAGCGCCTCCAACCCGGAGGATCGATAATTGTTGTTATGACTCGTTGGCATAAACGGGACTTAACAGGACAAATACTAAAATCATCCTTGCAAAGAGCAGGATCAGATGAATGGGAGCTTATAGAGTTTCCTGCTTTAATGCCGTCAGATGAGCCGCTTTGGCCTGAGTTCTGGCCTAAAGACGAACTAGAGGCTTTAAGAAACGAGCTACCTGCTCCAAAATGGAACGCCCAGTACCAACAAAACCCAACCTCAGAAGAGGGCGCGTTAGTTAAAAGAGACTGGTGGAGGACTTGGGAAAAAGACAATCCTCCGATGTGCGAGTTTATTATCCAATCTTGGGATACAGCATTTCTTAAAACACAAAGATCTGACTTTTCGGCATGTACAACGTGGGGAGTTTTTTATCACTCAGACAGCTCAGGTATTGAACAGCCAAATATTATTCTTCTGGATGCACATAAAGAAAGGCTAGAGTTTCCAGAGCTTAAGAAAAAAGCTTATGAAATGTGGGTTGATTGGCAACCCGATGCCTTTATCGTAGAAGCCAAAGCAGCAGGAACGCCCCTAATATTTGAATTAAGATCAATGGGCATTCCGGTTTCTGAGTATACTCCGTCCAGAGGCAACGATAAGATTTCTAGGGTAAACGCTGTATCAGATCTTTTTGCGTCCGGTATTGTTTGGGCACCTGAGTTAAGGTTCGCAGAAGAAGTTATTGAAGAGTTTGCTGCATTTCCAGCAGGGGAACATGATGACCTTGTTGACTCCTCTACGCAGGCATTGCTTAGGTTTAGACAGGGCGGATTCCTGAAGCTAAACAGCGATGAGGAAGACGAACCGTTTTATCCCAAAAAGGCTATCTACTACTAATGGCGTTCTTGCAGAGCAATATTCCCTACTTTAAATGTTGGGTTAGACGAGAGTACACCCATAACAACCAGAAGTATCATGGCGAGTTTTTGCATGCAATGGCTGTAGCTGTTACAACAATGCCAAAGAGATGCTTAAGTTTTCAGGTTATTTTTACTGGCGCTGAAACTTACGATGATGAAGAACAACAAAATGTTCATGGCGGAGCGATGTGGGCTAGAATGCCTATTACCGCTTTGGTGGGCGACACTCCTTTTGAAGAGTGGCCCAATGAATTACCCGTATGGGCGGCACAACCTTGGGATTGTATGTCGCATACTCATGCAGTTTATCAGATAGAAAGAGCAAGCCCAGCGCCTTGGTTTGCTAAAGTAGATGGAGAGTTTTACCCAGCAAAGTATTACTTTACTGTAGACTACACAGATAATGAGGTGGCGGATGATCCAGCTCAGCATAAACAAAGCCATGTGCTAGAGTTGCTTAATGCTGGCGAGTACACGGGAAATATTGTTGCCCTGCCTAATAATAGAGTAAGGGTGACGCATCCAGCTTGGTTTGAAACTGGAGTTGGCGCTCCAGACTTTAGGCCTAATCAACGAACCTACAACTCAAAAGATGATGTAGAGTATATTCATGACACAAAGCGGGTTTTTGACAACCTGTACAGTGAGGATTAAATGAAAAAAACTAAAGGTTACATGCTAGGTGGCAAGACTAAAGGAATGTCTAATGGCGGTAAATTAAAAATGACCACCAATAAGCAGGGCAAAGAGGTTCCTTTCTTTGCTGCTGATGGCGTTGGCAAAATGAGTTCTGGGCGAAAAGTCCCAACGACTAAAGGTTATTTTATGGGCGGTAAGACTAAGGGCATGGCCAAAGGCGGTAAGACCGGAGGTAAAACAATAGCTCGCGGATCTGGCGCAGCAAGACCTCAAGAATTTGGAAAGAATGGCTAATGGCTATCGATAGAACTCTTCGCTCCAATCCACTGGTTGGAGAAGGAGGCGACATTGAGATTGAAATAGAAAACCCTGAGGCTGTTTCTATTGAGACAGAAGATGGCGGGGTTATTTTAGATTTTGATCCTGATGCAAGCACGCTAGCATCGCTAGGAATGCTTCCCCATGATGCTAACTTAGCAGACGTTGTCGATGATGCAGAGTTAAGTGTAATAGCATCTGAGCTTGTTGGGCAGTTTAAGTCTGACAAAGAAAGTCGTGCAGATTGGGAAAGAGCCTATGTTGATGGCCTAGATTTGCTTGGTCTTAAGAATGAAGACAGAACCACACCGTGGGACGGTGCTTGCGGGGTCTTTCATCCATTGCTTTCTGAGTCTGTAATCAAGTTCCAGTCTCAATCCATACAAGAGCTATTCCCAGCAAGCGGGCCTGTAAAAACTTCAGTTGTTGGCGCAATAACTGATGATAAAGAAAAGCAAGCTTATAGGGTTCAGAATTATTTAAACTACCTGCTTACAGAAAAAATGACAGAGTATCGCTCGGAAACCGAGAAGATGTTGTTTTCTTTGCCGTTAGCGGGCAGTGCTTTTAGAAAGATCTACTATGATCCCAGCATGGGCAGACCGTGCAGCATGTTTGTTCCAGCAGAAGACTTTGTTGTTAGCTATGGAGCGTCAGATCTAACAACCTGTGAAAGAGCTACTCACATCATGAAGCGGACTTCTAATGAGATCCGTAAGCTTCAGGTGTCTGGCTTTTATAAAGACATAGAGCTTGGGGCTCCTTCTAATGATGTCGATAGGGTTGAGGAAAAATATAATAGGCTGACTGGAGACAGCGCCAGTTACGATCTGGACTCAAGGCACACTATCTTGGAGATGCAAGTAAATTTAGACCTTGTAGGCTTTGAAGACAAAGAGGGCGGAGAGCCTACAGGCATTGCGCTGCCTTATGTTGTGTCAATAGACCTTGGCTCTAGAGAAATATTATCTATACGGCGCAATTGGTATGAGGGCGATAACCTAAAAACAAAGCGTGAGCACTTCGTTCATTACCAATATATACCCGGATTAGGATTCTATGGGTTTGGATTGATCCACATGATAGGTGGACTAGCCAAATCGGCTACATCATTACTCCGTCAACTAGTAGACGCGGGTACTTTATCTAATCTTCCGGGCGGACTTAAGTCTAGAGGACTAAGAATTAAGGGTGATGACACCCCAATCATGCCCGGAGAGTTCCGAGACGTAGATGTTCCGGGTGGAGCGATCAAAGACAACATCAGCTTCATGCCATATAAAGAGCCAAGCAACGTTTTGTATCAGTTGATGGGCGATATTGTAGAAGAAGGTAGGCGATTTGCCTCCGCAGGAGACGTTAAAGCTGCAGATATGAACGCAGAAGCCCCTGTTGGCACAACATTGGCCATACTTGAGCGGTCAATGAAGGTAATGAGCGCCATTCAGGCCCGATTACACGCCTCTATGCGCGTAGAATTAAGGATATTAAGTGGCCTTGTAAGGGATTTTGGGCCCGAAAAGTACCCATATCTGCCTGATACCGACGATTTAGTCTCTGAAGACTTCGATGATCGCGTAGATATCATTCCTGTCAGCGATCCTAACGCTGGAACAATGGCTCAAAGAATAATGCAGTACCAAGCAGCTCTGCAATTAGCGGCTCAAGCCCCAGAAATGTACGATATGCCGTTATTGCATCGTAAAATGCTAGATATATTGGGCATTCAGGACGCAGAAAAGATTGTTCCTACAGATAAGGACATGAAACCCACTGATCCTGTTAGTGAAAACATGAATATCATTAATGGTAAGCCTGTCAAAGCGTTTATCTACCAAGATCACGAAGCTCACATCCAGACTCACATGAGTTTGACGCAAAATCCGCAGGTTATGGAGATAATGGGCAAAAGCCCCAACGCAAACAAAGCTATAGCGGAGATGTCGGCGCATGTACAAGAGCACTTGGCGTTCAAGTACAGGCAAGAAATAGAAAAAGAACTTGGAGTAGAGCTTCCAACCCCAGAAGAGTCGCTGCCTGAAGATATTGAGTACAGAATATCCAGACTGGTAGCTCCTGCTGCGGCCCAAGTTACAGGTAAAGCGGCAAGAGAGCAGCAAGCGCAGCAAGCTCAACAAAAAGCTCAAGACCCTATAGTGCAAATGCAACAACAAGAGCTTCAGATTAAACAACAAGAAGTTCAGCAACGTGCTCAAGCTGAAATGGCTAAGATACAGCTAGATATGCAGAAACTTATGATGAAATCAGAGCTGGATAGAGAGCGATTAGACCAGCAAGAAAGATTAGAGACCGCAAAAATTGGAGCAAAGATAGCTGAGACTAATTCTAGGGAAGAATTAGAAGCTTCTAGGATAGCATCTCAAAATGAACTAGATGGAGCAAAGCTTGGTGTCCAAGTTGCTAAAGATATTATGGGAAATAAATGACAAAAGAAGTAGACATATTTGATTATTTGAGGTCAAATGTTAGAGATCGAATGAATGACATAAGTGATCACATTAGTGGTGGCGGATGTGAAGATTTTGCAGAGTACAAAAAATGCTGCGGAATTATTCATGGTTTAGCACAAGCTGAACGAGAGATACTAGACGCTAAGTCTCGATACGAGAACGCGCAATAACGACTCTAGGCGTTTTCCTAGTGCAAGCGACTTCGGGCGTTTTCCCGATGCAAAGGAGAGTATATGAGCGAAACTGCTCAGCAACTAGAGACCAAAGAGTCTCGAAACGCAAACCAACTTCCTGAGCCTAAAGGCTATAAGATTTTGATTGCGCTACCAGATCCCGATTCAGAATATGATGGCGGGATAATTAAATCCAAGAAAACTCTTCAGGAAGAAGAGCTTGGTTCTATCTGCGGGATGGTTCTTAAAATGGGGCCAGATTGCTACAAAGATGCGAATAGATTCCCTTCTGGTTCTTTTTGTGAAGAGGGCGATTGGATCATTATGAGGTCTTACTCAGGTACTCGATTCAAAGTTCACGGCAAAGAGTTCCGGTTAATAAACGATGACAGCGTTGAAGCTGTAGTTGAAGACCCAAGGGGGATCGTAAAAGCATGAGTGAAGCAATAGAAGATCAAGTTCCTGAGGAACAAGATAGCTCTCATAGCGCAGAAGAAAAATTTTTCGGCATAAAAACTACGCACGAAAAAAAGAAACAAGCCGAAACGGGCTCTGAGTCTAGCGAGTACGAGTTTGAAATTATTGATGACCGTCCTCAAAAAGACAGGAGACCCGCTAAAGCTTCGCAAAGTTCTAGTGATGACGACGAAGAGCTTGGCCAGTATTCTGATAAAGTTCAGAAAAGGCTTAATAAACTTAAGTTTGATTATCATGAAGAGCGCCGTCAGCGAGAATCCGCAGAAAGAATGCGAGAAGAAGCTGTCAGGGTTGCTCAGCAATATGCAAATAAAGCTCAAGAGCAAGAGTCTCTAATAAGTAGAGGCGAAGCAGCATTAGTTGAGCAGATTAGAGAAAGAGCCCACTTAAGATTAGAGCAAGCAAAAGAAGGCTACCGTAAAGCTTATGAAGAAGGCGATACGGATGGAGTAGTAAATACTCAAGAGCAAATGCTTAAAGCTCAAACAGAGTTATCTGAGATTGAAAGGTATAGAAACAACCTAAGCAATCAAGCTCAGAACGCTCAGGCTGCTCAACAACAAGCGTATCAGCAAGATATTGCAAGAAGAGCTGCTCAAAACGTAGCTGCTCAACAACAAGTTCGGCCACAAGTTACACCAGAAGCAGAGCAATGGGCTCAAAAAAATAACTGGTTTATGGCTGAAGGTTATGAAGATATGACTGCGTTAGCCTATGGGGCACATACGCAAGCTGTTCGATCAGGCATTGATGTAAGATCAAGAGAGTATTTTGATTACATAGATAACAAAGTAAGATCAGCATTTCCAGATTACGATTGGTCGGATTCAAGCGATACAAATGGCCGTAGCGCGACCGTGACGACTAATCGACCCTCGACGGTGGTGGCACCTTCCGCAAGGAATAATGGTGCTAAACCGCGCAAAGTACGGTTAACGGCCACTCAAGTAGCCCTCGCCAAGCGACTTGGGTTAACAAATGAACAGTATGCCCGACACGCCGAGATGCTCTAAAAGGAGAATGGTAATGGCAACAGAGCGCACCCCTAGAGAAAGCGACACGCGAAAAGAAGAACAGTATCGACCAGATGATAGTTGGTCACCGGCATCTATTTTGCCTGAACCCACGCCTCAAGATGGTTGGACGTTCCGTTGGATTCGGACTAGTATTCTGGGTCAAGCTGACAATACAAATGTTTCTAGGTCAATGAGAGAAGGTTGGATTCCTGTAAAGGCAGAAGATCATCCAGAGCTAGAAATTCAGTCAGACTTGAACTCAAGATTTGTAGGCAATGTTGAAGTTGGCGGTTTATTGCTTTGTAAAGCTCCTTCGGAGAAGATCAATGCACGAACCAGACACTTCGAAAAGGTCGCATCAAATCAGATGGAGTCTGTTGATAACAACTTCTTGCGTGAAAATGACCCTCGTATGCCGCTTATGAAACCTGAGCGAAATACGAGAACAACATTCGGCAGAAGTTAAACTCGAAAGAGAGGCTTCTAATTAGTAAGGAGGCCAAAAATGGCTACTACTGCAACCCCAATGGGTGCAGAACCTACTGATACTCTTAGTGCTAGCGGCTCTTTTACAGGAAAAGTTCGGCATATTAAGATTGCAAGTGGTTACGGCACCGCTATATTTTACGGCGATTTTGTAAAACTCGTAGCAGCAGGAACTGTAGAAAAAGAAACTACCACTGACGCAGCAGGAACCCCTGCCTTTGTCGGTGTTTTTGTAGGTTGTTCTTACACAGATCCCAACACCAATCAACTAACGTTCTCTCAGTATTTCCCAGCGTCTACTGCCGCTTCGGATATCATGGCGTATGTTGTAGACGATCCCAATGTATTGTTCCGCATGCAAGCGGACGGCTCTTTAGCCCAAACAAATCTTGGGAATAACATTGACGTAGCCTACACGGCTGGCTCAACTAGCATTGGACGTAGCAGAAATGCTGCTGACCAAAGCACCGCAGGAACAACTGCAACATTGCCTTTCCGCATTGTTGACTTTGTTGACGGGCCAGACAGTGCTATAGGCGATGCTTACACGGACATCATTATGAAGTTCAACGTAGGTCATCAGTACGACAATACAACTGGCATTTAAGGAGAATTAAGTAATGGCTATTTCAAGAGCGCAAATGCTTAAAGAACTCCTGCCGGGGCTTAATGCTCTTTTTGGCTTGGAGTACGAAAAATACGAAGATGAACACACTCTCATTTATGAGACTGAAAGTTCTGATCGTTCTTTTGAAGAAGAAGTAAAGCTGTCTGGATTCGCTGCTGCACCAGTCAAAGCTGAAGGCGCTGCCATCAGTTATGATTCTGCACAAGAATCTTTCACGGCTCGCTACAATCATGAAACAATTGCTATGGGCTTTAGTATTACCGAAGAAGCTATGGAAGATAACTTGTATGACTCATTGTCTGCTCGTTATACCAAGGCTCTTGCCCGCGCTATGGCATACACTAAGCAAGTTAAGTCGGTATTCCCTCTTAACAATGGCTTCTCTAATAGTTATCAGTCTGGGGACGGTGTAAACCTGTTCACTGCTTCTGGTGACGGAGTTACCGGTGGCGATGGTCACCCATTGGTTAGTGGCGGCAAAAACAACAACCGTCCTGTGACGGCTGCTGACCTCAATGAAACGTCTTTGGAAAATGCAATTATTGACATTGCTGCCTTCACTGACGAAAGAGGCTTGTTAATTGCTGCGCGTCCTCGTCGCTTGATTGTACCACCCGCTTTGATGTTTACAGCAGATCGTCTGTTGGAATCTACTCAGCGAGTTGGCACGGCGGACAACGACATTAACGCTATTCGTAACATGGGCGCAATCCCAGAAGGTTACAGCGTTAACCACTATCTGACCGATAGCAATGCTTTCTTTATCATTACGGATATTCCTAATGGTATGAAGCACTTTGAACGGACTCCACTCGAAACTTCTATGGATGGTGACTTCGATACAGGTAACGTGCGCTATAAGGCGCGTGAACGTTACTCCTTCGGGGTTTCTGATCCACTTGGAATTTACGGGTCTCCCGGTTCAAGTTAAACTTAAGGGGGGCATTAGCCCCCTTTTTGTTATATTCTTTCCTGACAGATGTTTCATGTGAAACACTGACAATCCCAAGACAGGAGAAATCACATGGGAACTACTACTTTTTCAGGCCCTATCAAGGCTGGAACTATTAAGGAAACTACTGGCACGACAGTAGGTGAAGACAAGGCTAACGTTGGTTTTGTGCTTATGGCGCAAAGCGCAAACGTGGTTTTTGGCGATGACGGCACTACAACTGTTGTTGCAACACTTCCCGCAAACAGCCAGATTTTTCAAATCACAGTCGATGTGACCACCGCATTCGATGCTGGAACCACCAACACATTTGACCTTGGTGACGGCTCTACTGCAAACAAGTATGCAGACGCGCTGGACGTTAGTGCGCAGGCTCGTGTATTAGCGACATCTGACGTTTCGCAAATTGGAAACTTGGTCGACATCGGCACCTCTGACGTAGATGTGACGGTTACATACAACCAGACTGGCACTGCGGCTACCGCAGGTGCGGCCACTGTTACTGTCCTGTACGCGCAAAACCGTAACCTCTCATAAGGAGGTAACCCGTGGATAGTTTATCTCAAGTATTTCAGGGGCATCGGCATGAGAGCGGCTTCGTCGCTTTCGGTCGGCATCGCCTGAAGGAGTTTAGCGTCATAGGTACGGCCTCTGCGGGAACTTTCGTAGTGTTCGATACCGACACGGCTCCAGAAACAGGGACTTATGCTCAGTCTGGGGCGACAGTCACGGTCACTGATACAGGCCACGGCTTGTCTACGGGTGATGTTGTTGGGATCAATTTTGCTGTAGGGACAGGCGGCACCGCACAACCGGGTAATTATCCGATTACTGTGACAACCGCTAATGCATTTACGGTAGAGATGTTGAACTCAGACACCATTACAGGCACCCCAGCTTGTCAATATGTTGCGAATAGCGGCTCAACCCAGAAAGCACCAAAACGCTGGATTATGTCCAAACATACGTCTGCGGCAGACACTTTTGCCAATGTGTTTCAGGTGCCCAACAGTGGATTTATTGTCAGAAACGGAATTTATTTTTTGATGACAAACCTCACTGAAGCAGACGTTTTCTACGAGTAAGTTGTGGCCGCCAAGAAACCAGCTAAGAAAAAGTCAACAGTCAATAAGGCAGGCAACTACACGAAGCCCGCTCTGCGTAAGCGACTGTTTAACCAGATCAAGGCTGGCGGTAAGGGCGGCAAACCCGGTCAGTGGTCTGCGCGTAAAGCGCAGATGCTGGCCAAAAAGTACAAAGAGTCTGGTGGAGGCTACAGGGACTAATGGCCCTGAAGAAGTCTCAGAAGTCCCTTAAGAAGTGGACAAAGGAAGAATGGGGGACTAAGTCTGGAAAGCCCTCAACTCAAGGGAAGAAAGCCACAGGTGAACGATATCTTCCAAAAAAAGCTAGGAAAGCTTTGACTGATAAAGAGTATGCGGCTACTTCTAAAAAGAAAAGAGCCGATACAAAAAAAGGCAAGCAGCATTCTAAGCAACCAAAGAAGATAGCTAAAAAAACTGCGAGGCATCGTGAATGAGTTTGACTGATGCAGAAAAAAATCGTTTAAAAAAAGCAGGTGTTTCTGGTTTAAATAAGCCAAAAAGAACTCCCAGCCATCCAACAAAAAAGGGTGTTGTAGCAATAAGAGATGATGGCAAAGTTCGAATTATTAGATTTGGTGACCAAAAAATGGGTCACAATTATTCTGCAGAAGCTAGAAAATCATTCAAAGCAAGGCATGCCAAAAATATAAAGAAAGGCAAGACTAGCGCAGCTTACTGGGCGAATAAACTTTTTTGGTCAGGAAAAGGCGGCAGCAAAAAAAGCCCGCCGAAAAATCAAAAACAAAAATTTGGAGGCAAATAATGGGTTTAAAATTATCAGATGTTTCTCCGGTAGCGTCCCTAATCAAAGGGGAAGGGTTAATAGAGCATGCAGGAATTATTCCATCGTTGCTTACTAGAAGGCAAGATGATAAGCGAGAGGCTAGAGAAAAACTTGCAAAAGAAACTGAGGCTGCAGAAAAATTAAAACTAAAATCAGCTATAGATGGGGCTGCAAAAATGCGTTCTGGAGGGCGAACCAGATCAAAACCCATTGATGGCGTAGCTATTCGCGGAAAGACTAAAGGTCGATTTGTGTAATGGCTACCAGCGGCACATTTGCATTTAATCTAGATCTTGGAGAGGCTATTGAAGAAGCCTTTGAAAGAGCTGGGTTAGAGCTTCGCAGCGGGTATGATTATAAAACCGCTAGAAGAAGCATTGATTTGCTTATGCTTGAATGGCAAAACCGTGGGCTAAATCTTTGGACTGTCAAGTTTAATACTTTAGTTTTAACCCCCGGAACTAACTCTTACACTTTAGATGGAAAAATATTTGATATTGTTGAGGCTTTTCTTAGAACAGATGCTGGGGACACTCAAAGCCAGTTTGATCAAAGCATGTCTAGGATTTCAATAAGCCAGTATTCTCACTTGTCAAATAAGCTTACTCAATCTAAACCTCTTGAGTATTACGTTCAAAGAACGCCAACAGGAATTACTGTAAACCTTTGGCCAACGCCTGATAGCCAAGAAACATATACATTTGGCTACTACTACATGGAGCGGATTGAAGATTCTGGCAAACCTGCAAGTAATAATATGGACATTCCTGCTCGATACCTTCCTTGTTTTGTTGCAGGACTAGCTTATAATTTATCTGTTAAGTATCCAGAGGTTGCTGACAGAGCGGCTCTTCTTAAGGGAGAGTATCAAGAGCAGTGGGATATAGCTTCTGATGCAGCCAGAGAAAAAGCTTCTCTGTTTATTGCACCCGGAGGGTATAAGTTTTGAGCTATGCTAGCGGAAAATACGCTTTTGGTTATTGCGACAGGACAGGGTTTAGATACCCTAAAAAAGATCTTGTAGAGCAAATTGTTAACCAAAGACCAACTGGGCTGCTTGTTGGTAAAGATGTTGTTGACGAAGATCAACCACAACTTCAGTTAGGCAGGGTTCGTGTTGACGATCCTCAAGCATTAAGAAACCCAAGACCTGATCAATCTTTGCAAGAAAGCAGAAAGTTTTTTGCGTGGAATCCAGTTGGCGGCGGCGTTACTGCACTTGGAAGCCGTACTGTTGGATTAGATATTACAGGTCAAATAGGCAATGTAACGGTGGTGACGTAATGGCGTGGACATTTACAACACTTAAGCAAGCTATTCAAGATTATACGCAAAACAGTGAAACAACCTTTGTTAACAACTTATCAGTAATTATTACTCAAGCTGAAGACAGGATTCTTAAATCTGTGCAATTACCGGATTTTAGGAAAAACTCTTTAGGAACAACAACTTCTGCCATTTCTTATTTAGCAACCCCTGATGATTTTTTAGCTCCATACTCCTTGGCTATTGATAATAGTGGCTATGAGTTTTTGTTATTTAAAGACGTAAACTTTATCAGAGAAGCATATCCAGACTCTTCAACTCAAGGAGTTCCAAAGTATTATGGTTTGTTTTCTGATGCCAACTTTATTATTGGGCCCACGCCACAAAGCAATTATGTTGTAGAGCTTCATTATTTTTATAAGCCTGAGTCTATAACAACCTCTGCAGATGGTACTAGTTGGTTAGGGACTAACGCAGAGAGCAGTCTCCTTTATGGTTCTCTCTTAGAGGCGTATACCTTTATGAAAGGAAACCCAGAGCTTATGCAGGTTTATAACACTAGGTATATGGAGGCTCTTGAAAACCTCAAATCCCTTGGAGAAGGCTACAGCACTACGGATAGTTACAGGTCTGGATCTGTGAGGGCGGCTAGATAATGTTTGATATTTCTGTTGGGAGCGTTGGTTCTGTTAGAGTTTTAACAACAAATAACAAAGGTCTTTCTGTAGAGCATTGGGCCGATAGAGCTACAAGCACTATAATATCTGTAGGCGACAAAAGTCATCCGCTTATTTCTGAGCAAGCTGAAGTCTTTAAGGGCCAAATAAAAGAAGTTATTTCTTTTTATATGAAAGAAGCAATCAATAGCAACAAAACAACAATGATTGCTGAACTAGAATCTAAAGGCTATTCGGAAATAGCAGAAATAATAAGGAGTTTATAATGGCCATTTCTCAGGCAATGTGTACGTCATTTAAAAAAGAACTGTTAGAAGCAAAGCACAATTTTACTGCAGCAAGCAATGTGTTTAAGTTGGCTTTGTATACAAGTTCTGCATCTTTGGACGCAGCAACAACTGCTTACACACCTTCCGGAGAATCAAGTGGAAGCGGTTACACTGCAAAAGGAGAGTTTCTAACAAGTGTAACGCCAACAAGTTCCGGGACTACTGGATTTACAGATTTTAACGATCTCACGTTCAGTTCGGTTTCTGTGACGGCAAGAGGCGCAATGATTTTTAATGAGGCAGCATCTGGCGATCCCAGTGTCTGTATATTAGATTTTGGTGCAGATAAGACATCTACTGCTGGAGATTTTACAATTACTTTTCCTACGGCAGATGCATCTAACGCCATTATAAGAATTGCGTAGAATATTAAGTGGCTGATGTCACCGTTGTATTCCAAGGGTGGAACAGCTCTAATCAAGGCTGGGGTGATGGCGGCTGGGGTGAAGATGTCCCTCTTGCTCAAGGAACCTCTGCTCTTGGTTCGGTCACTGTTACAGCGGATGCAAACGTATCTGTTACCGGATTGGTCGGCACATCTGGCCTTGGATCGGTCACGGTTTCTGCTGAGGCAAACGTTTCTCCGTCCGGAGTTTCTGCAACAGGATCGATTGGATCAGTCTCTGTTGCGGCAGATGCAAACGCATCCGCTTCAGGAGTATCCGGTACAGGCGCGATTGAAAGTGTTACGGTCGCCGCGAGCGCAGAAGTTTCTGTCACGGGAGTTTCTGCAACTGGAGCTGTTGGCAGCGTTACGATTACAGCAGATGCAAATGTATCCCCGACAGGTGTGGAGGGTACTGGATCAATCGGCACGGTTTCTGTTTCAGCAGATTCGAACCTTAGCGTTACGGGAGTTTCTGCGTCAGCTTCAGTTGGTACTGTTACTACTTCTGCTAACGCTGATGTTTCGGTTTCTGGAGTTTCTTGTCAAGCACAAGTCGGAACCGTTTTAATTTGGAGCGAAATAAACCCAAATCAAGATGCAAACTGGACTTCCATATCAATAAATCAAACACCAAATTGGCAAGAGGTAGCTTAAATGGCAACTTATGTAAATGATCTTCGCTTAAAAGAGATTGCGACTGGAGATGAAGCAGGAACATGGGGAACTTCCACCAATACTAACCTCGAATTGATTGGTGAAGCGTTAGGATATGGTACTCAGCAAGTATTTAGTTCTGACGCAGACGCAACAACTACCATTGCGGATGGCGCATCAGATCCTGCTCGAGCAATGTATTTTAAGATAACTTCTGCAGTAAGTTTAACTGCGACGAGAACCTGTACGATTGCACCTAATACTGTAAGCCGCGTGATGTTCATCGAGAACGCAACCTCTGGTTCTCAGTCGATTGCAATCTCTCAAGGATCTGGAGCGAATGTCACGATTGCGACAGGCAAGACCGCCGTGGTTTATCTGGATGGTGCTGGCAGCGGAGCTGCGGTAGTTGACGCGATGGCTGGGGTTGATCCCGGTGTTACGGATACGTTGGCTGAGGTGTTGGTTGCGGGGAATACCTCGGGCGGCACTGGCCTCACCATGTCTTCAGGCGATGACCTAACCCTGACCGGCGCAAGCTACAACGTAGTGTGGGACTCTTCAGCCGACTCTTTGACTTTTGCCGACAACGCTAAGGCAGTCTTCGGTGCTGGAGATGACCTACAGATAGGGCATGATGGCTCTGTTTCATTTATTACCGACTCAGGAACGGGTGACTTATACATTCAAGGAAGCTCTGCAATTAGGCTGACTAATCCAGCAGGCAATGAAACTTTCGCAGTGTTTAACGATAACGGCGCTGCCTCATTGTATTACGACAATGGTGTCTCTTTATCCACCACCGCCACAGGCGTAGACATCACGGGTACTCTGGTCAGCGACGGTCTGACTGTTGATGGTGAAGTTTTTGTCAATAACACAGCCGGAACAACTACGGCAGGTTATTTATATAGCGAATTAGATAATTTTGTAATCCGAAGCTACACGTCAGATAAAGACATTATTTTCAAAGGCAACGATGGTGGTTCTCTCATTGAAGCCATGCGGATTGACATGTCTGCTGGCGGCAGCGTCGGGATTGGGACGAGTAGTCCTTCTAGTTTTAATGCTGCTGGTACTGGAATAGTTACTGTTTCTGGAACTGGGACTGGTGCATCTACTCTTGCCTTGTATAGCGGAACTACATCTAGTGGCTTCTTGTATTTTTCCGATGGAACTACTGGGGATGATAGATATCAAGGATATATTGAGTATTCGCATACTAATAATGATATGCGTATAGGGACAGCAGCCTCAGAAGCCATGCGCATCACAAGCGCAGGCAACGTCGGGATTGGACAGTCAAATCCCACATCTCCAAATGGCGCAACTGACTTCATACATATAGGCAATGCAATCAACCAAGATACAAGTATTGTTCTACAGGATGCGGTTGAAATTTGGGAAATTTACCAGAACGATGATTTGTCCTTTTTGTTCGATACTACCAATGTAATGACTTTACAGCGTCTCACAGGCAATGTGGGTATAGGTACTTTAAATCCAGACACTACCCTGCATCTGCAAACACCTAGCGGCACAAAAACAGAATTAAACCTAGCGCAAACAGCGGTTACGAATTACAGACTAAGCATCCCTGCATCTACTGATGCTTTAACATTTGTTTATGGCGCAAGCACAGAACGCA